TCAGGCCTCCTCAACGTCGTGATACTCTTCGCACGCCTGCAGCGTGTTCTGGATCAGGGTGGCGACGGTCATCGGGCCAACGCCGCCGGGAACCGGGGTGATGTAGGACGCGCGTTCGGCGGCATCTTCATACACCACGTCGCCGACCACTTTGCCGCTTTCCAGACGGTTGATGCCGACATCGACCACAATCGCCCCTTCTTTAATCCACTCGCCAGGAATAAAGCCCGGTTTGCCCACCGCGACGATCAGCAGGTCGGCGTTTTCGACATGATGGCGCAGGTTTTTTGTAAAGCGGTGGGTGACGGTGGTGGTGCAGCCGGCCAGCAGCAGCTCCATGCTCATCGGGCGACCGACGATATTGGAAGCGCCAATGACCACCGCATTGAGGCCGTAGGTGTCGATATTGTAGCGTTCCAGCAAGGTCACGATACCGCGCGGAGTGCACGGACGCAGGCGCGGCGCGCGCTGGCACAGGCGGCCAACGTTGTAAGGATGGAAGCCGTCGACGTCTTTATCCGGCGCGATGCGCTCGAGAACTTTGACGTTATCGATCCCTGCCGGCAGGGGCAGCTGAACCAGAATACCGTCGATGGTCTTATCGGCATTCAGAGTGTCGATAAGCTCCAGCAGCTCGGCTTCGCTGGTGGTTTCCGGGAGATCGTAAGAGCGGGAGACGAAGCCCACTTCTTCACATGCTTTGCGCTTGCTGCCGACATAAATCTGCGAGGCCGGGTTGCTGCCGACCAGCACGACGGCCAGCCCAGGGGCGCGTTTTCCGGCCGCAACGCGAGCCTTCACTTTTTCCGCAACCTCAGAGCGTACCTGCTGCGCAATCGTTTTACCGTCAATAATTTTTGCTGCCATCAGAGAGAGGATTCCATCTGTATCTTTACGAAAGGGGGATGAGGATATTTTGTCAGAAGCGGGCCTCGCTGTCAGTCCTCGTTTGCTGTTTTATCCTGTCTGAGGCTAATTTAGCCTGTTATGACCATGGTTATTACATGGTTATTGGTGCGTTGCGCCTGGCCACTGAGTCGATTTACGCGCGCATTAGGCCCGGCGGTATGCTTCTTGTACAGTTGGTGGAGGATATTTCGCCAGCGTCGTATAAGCCCCGCAGTTTCCTGGCAAAATGGATTGACTCAACCGACGTGGACCGTATAATTCCACGCGTTTCACTCCGCGAAGCACTCGCTTCTCAGGGCGCCCTTAGCTCAGCTGGATAGAGCAACGGCCTTCTAAGCCGTAGGTCACAGGTTCGAATCCTGTAGGGCGTGCCATTAAGAAACAAGCACTTACGCCAGTTTTAAACCAGCCTGATTTCCTCCTTGTGTCGTATTTGTGTCGCTAGCGCCAAAAATGGCGTCAATTTTCCGTGCGTGTTCGGTCAGGTGGTTCGGCGCCAGGTGAGCATAACGACGCACCATCTCGATGCTCTCCCATCCTCCCATTTCCTGTAGTACAGAAAGCGGGACGCCGGACTGAATTAGCCAGCTCGCCCAGGTGTGCCGGAGGTCGTGAAAACGGAAATCCTCGATCCCCGCTTTTTTCAACCCGGCGCGCCAGGCGTTATTGTCATCCACCCGCATTTTTCTAACCGCGGGCGTTAGTGTTCCATCAGGGCGATGTTTAGCCGTGGTGTGAACGAACACCCACCGGGAGTGCTTCCCTATCTGATCCCTTAATACCCTGCATGCGGTATCATTCAAAGCTACGCCAATCGCCTTGCCCGCTTTTGCGTTCTCCGGATTTACCCATGCAACCTTTCTCTGCATATCGACCTGCTGCCACTCAAGCCCGATGATGTTTGAGCGGCGCAGGCCGGTTGCCAGTGCAAATATCACCACTGGCTTAATGCTCTCCGGCATGCACTCGATCAGCCGCTCAGCTTCTTCTCTGGTCAGCCACCGTATCCGCTTACTGATCGGCTTGCGGGTTTTGATAACAGGGGCTGTTTTTATCCAGCCCCAGTCATTCGCCGCGGCCCTGAGAAGGGAGCGAATGAAGGAAAGGTGTTGAGCCTTCGTAGCCTGCGAAACCTGCCGTGGTTTGTACTCCGGAACCGGCTTTCCCTTCCTCATCGCGGCATCACGCTTACTCTCCCAGACCTGCAGGTGTTTACGGTTGATCATCCCGTTAACGGCTTCGTGAACTTCCTCCGCCGTTATCTTCGAGACATCACGGCCGGAAAAATGCTGCAGCCAAAACTCAATTTTGGTTTTGTCATCATCCAGCGATCGCTTATGGTCCTTTTCCCGCAACCACCGGATACAGCATTCTTCGAAGGTTCTGACGGGCAGATCGCCGATCTGGTCAACCCGCCACGCTTCCGCCTTCAGCTTGTCGTGGAGCTCCTGAGCCTGCTTTTTGTCCCCCGTGCCAAGAGATCGCCTAACTCTTTTTCCTGACGGCGTAAAGAAATGACAGTGCCACACGCCGCCCCTGAGGGTGATTGACATAAAACTTCTCCTTTATGTTCACCCGCGTTCGCGATGACAGGATCGCGCGGGGTTTTCAAATATGCAATACACGCCGCCTCGGTCGTTCTGTACTTGTTGCCGACCTTGCGGCCGGCGAGTTCTCCAGAATCAATCAGGCGGTAGATCACCCGAGCCGACACGATGAGCAAATCGGCGGCCTGCTGTGCTGTTATCGGTTTGTCAGACGCCATATTTCCTCCCGATTACGCCGCCAGCTGGGCGCGCAGTTTCTTAATATGTTCGCTCTGCTCCAGCTCTGCCTTTATCTGCTGGGCCTCTTCGTGAGAGAGCGGCTCGAAGTCATTGTTAAAGCGGTCTATGCTTGCGGTGTTGATCCGCCCCTGGCGCCAGTAGCGAACCGTCTTGTCGTCGCTGCTGGCGATAATTACCGGCCATCCGTGGCAATCGGCAAAGATCTGACCTCTCTGAATTAGTTTGAACATCACGGCCTCCGGTGTTTACCGCGCAATTCCTCTTCTTCCTGGCAATCAGCGCAGCGCTGACAGCCAGCCACCAGTTCCCGGCGCCGCTCGGGTATTTCTTCCCCACAGTCGCAGCAGTGAGTAGCCGAAACTGCGTTATGGTTGATGCGCATGTTCTGGATGGTCATTTCCAGCCGGCGCTCTGCCAGCTCGTTGGCCTGATCAATGATTTCTGGCATGTCAGCGCTCCTTTATATATCCGTTCAAAATACCTATCTCCACATAGAGATGGCTTGGCGTTAACCCAAGCTGCTTTATCAGCGGCATGCATCCGTTGAGGATCGGTCGTGATATCTCGTCGCAACTTAAAGCGGGAGATGACCGCCGTTTTGCCTTAACCTCATCGTTAGCCCTGCGCGCGATGCTTCTGAGCGCATTTTTCTTTTCTTCTGGTGTCATGCTGCCTCCCACTTCTTGTTGAGATGGGGTGCATTCGAAAGGAAAACCGCCCTTGCAAATCCAAGAGGCGTTGCGCTGCGAATGTTGGCGCGCTCGTCGCTGGGTGGGCATTCATGAATTCGGTTGTCCGGATACCAATCAGCCACCAATCCGGCAAAGGACGTTCCGGATATGGACTCGATCGCCTTTTTCTTCGGCACCATGCGGCCGCAGGCCAGCTTCACGGCGTCGATAGCCGCTTCAACCATCGGGTGCATATTCTCTGCCGGCGCCTTGAAGCCGTTACCAGTCCAGAGGCATGTCTGCTTCGTGTAGTTGTCATCCGCGCACAGCCCAGTGAACTGGTACGGATGGAACGTGTAATCGGCCGAGCCGAAGATGCTACTGAACACGCTCACCGGGTTTTCGAATGCCCACGGGCAGCCGGACGCCAAGCCAACCATCCGGCATTGCTCAGCGACCAGCGCGGCCTTGCCCTGGAAATGCGGGTCTTTGGCGCGCTTGGACTCGAACCAACGGGACCCGGAAACAGCCACGTCCGTGCATGGTGGGAAGCCGATGACGATGACGACGTTCTCAGAGCGGATAATCTGAGATAGCCTCGGCATCGCCTCAAGGATGGTTGCCGATATGCGCTCAACAGGACCGTCGATCGAGGTCTCAGGGTGCTGCGGGTCCACCAGAACGGCACGATAACCTGCTTCGACCCATGGCTCAGCCATTTTCCCGGTTAAATCACAGAGGCAGATAACAGTCCCTTTGCTCATGCTGCCTCCGTCTTCACAACGTCGATGGCGCAGCCGGGGATCAGCTCAACGGAAGCGGTGTTGGAAAATTCTCCATGCTTGTCACGCGATTCAGCGCAATAGGCATCAAATGCTTCTTCAGGTGTGTCATATAATCCAAGACTTACTCGTTTACCCTCATACCGTATCCGTGCGTACCATTTACCTGATGGCTTATGCAGGCAGACACCTTTGTATCCGCTGGAGTTATTTTTGTGGGCGCCGCAATTAGCCATGTTCTGTGGCTGATCAGCTTCGCGAAGGTTCTCGATCCAGTTATGGGTTTTAATTGTGTCCTTGTGGTCAATCCCTTTTTCAGGCCATTGTCCGTTTACATAGAGCCAAGCCAAGCGATGAGCCTTGTAATCAATGCCGTTAATTTTTATTTTTACGTAACCGAATCGTGTGATTGAGCCTGCTACACTGCCAACTTTAATTCTGCGGTTAGGCTTTACCAGCCAGGTGAAAACTCCAGTCGACTTGTCGTAATGAAGCATGCGCTTTAGATCTTGAATATTTATAGATTTCACATTCCACCTCTCGTGAATTTCAATTCAGCGCTGCCGCACCGTTGCTGATCGTGTTCCCGTAAGACCAGGCCGGGTCAGCATAGATAAGTGAGTAGCGGTTCATAGGACTGACTCCATTTCATCGATATAGAGGCCAGATGCGATAAGCCGGCGGCGCCGGGCCGCTTTATCAATACATTTCTGGCGGTTTCCAGAGGCGGCCTGAGCTATCGAGCGCTTAGTGAACAGGCGCGTTTTACCCTGCGGGGTAATGACCTTTGGCCTTGTGATCAGGTCAAAGGTGCGATCGCAAATGCCGTCCTCGTTGAGCCAGGTTTCTGATGCGATCAGCTGTGCAATGCGGCCTTCTCCCTTGGTTATGCCGTTCGCAACGCGGTTAAATTCGACAAGCGTCACGCCGAATTTAACCGCTATTTCGCTGCCGGTTACAGGGCGGCCGCGCGTCTGAATCATCCAGATCACGCGCTCGCGAAGGCCGGAGAATTTCCCTGCTTTTCCGGGCCTGCGGTAAAATGGAGTGCGTTTCATTTCCACTGCTCCCCGAAGGTGAACCCGATCTCCGCCAGCGATTCATCCATCTTGCTGATGAACTCGGGCACCATTTCGTTGAAGGCGGACATGTATTTGTCGTCGCGCTCAACAACCACGTGATGAATACCTTCTCGCTTCATGCGAGGGTCATAATTCGCGAAATACCAGGCATCCTTCCCGGTTACCCACATGCTGAATTGCACCTGGGCCATATAGGCGGATTTGATAGCCTCGAAACCGCCAAGCCGGAATTTCATGAAGTCGCGAGAGGTGAAAGGGCACTTCAGCTCAAGGCCGCGGCCATCACTGCACAGGCCATCAGGAGAGCAGGCAGTGCGCATACCTTCGTCACGGAAAAGGATCGGCGACTCGGTTACCTGCACGTCGGTGGTGAACTCAAACAGGGTGCGAGCATCGGCCTCATACTGTTTCCCCCAGGCCAGCGCTTTGGCGTTTACTTCCGGCGCCACTCCGGTGCACACTTCGGCAAGGAGCGTAAGGAAGTAGGACATCTTCATATCAGTCCATTTCTTGCCTGACTTGGGCTTAGAAATGACGTTGTGAACTTCCGAGGCAGTGATCACTCCGAGGCGTAAGCGGTGCCAGGATTCATCTCCCTGTTCAACGCGGGTAACGTCAATGCCAGTGCGTGCAAGGATAATTTCTGGCGTCATGCTGCCACCTGCGCTTTTTTCTGGAGGAAGCTAAAGCCTTTCTGCGCTTCTTCTTCGGTGAGCTGTGATGCCTGGAAAATGTCACGCTTGAAAATGTTGCTGCACAGAGGCAGGAAGTCCTGTTCCCAGTCCTTATTCAGGGACGTCAGGAGGTCGGTAATTGCCTGCAACGTTTCCTCACTGGCCACCAGGGGGAGTGCCTCTGTAGTGCTGCGCGGCGTTACGTCACGCGCATCAACTTCCAGTGTTTTACCTTCCATCTCTTCGGCAGTGGGCTGCTGGCCAATTTCAGGCCACGCCTTACGCAGAGCCTGAGCCTCGGCACACTTCGCCAGCTGGCCGTAAGGGCGCTTTTTCCACATTGCGTTTGGCGCGGTAGTGTCGCGGCCGGCGGTGGCATAGTTCTCAACCCAGTATTCTTTCGCGCTGAATTCGACGATCTCCCCGCTCGGCATGCGCTTGCTGACCGTGTACTTGCACCATTGAGGTACGGTCACTTCAATACCGGTAAGCGTCAGAGCGACGTCCGGGCCGAACTCTGGTTCTTTTGCGCCAGCGTAATCACCGGAGCGATCGGCCTGAATCCGATAAAGCCCGATGCCAGGCATAACCACATCTCGCCACTCGCTTTTACCCGACTTCGAGTCCTTAACGCTCATTGGCACCAGATGAACGGGCTTCAGAAGCGGATCGAGGTTTCTGGCCCGGCAGTAGTCCAGCGCCATCATTACTGATTCGTCTTTGGCGCCAGGGTAAATACTGTTTTTGAGGGCGCTCCAGGTAGCGCCGTCAATGCCTCGCTCAGCAAGAGAGCTGGCTGTAATCACAAGTTCGTTAGCCATTGCTATTCCCCAAAGTTAAAACGGGCAGCCGGTGCGGTGATCCCAGTCGTATTCCGCCTGGGCGTAAGCTACTGCCGAGATGAGATCGTTATATGCCTCGCCAGCTGCATCGCTGCGGAGGCCTTCGTATGGGCTTTTGTCCATCGGCACAGAGAAGCGGAACAGGCCTGACGGCTCTTTCGGCAAAGCGTCGATAATTTCCTGCGCCCGATCGTCAATCCACTTTTGCTTCTCTTCGGTGAGCGACTGCTCAGTCCATTTCCGTTCTTCGATAGCGTCGTATGCGCGGTATGCGTTCATAGCTCGCTCCTGAAATTTGGTTGTAAGAATCCCGGCACCGTAATGGCTGCCTGATAGCTCAGTTAAATTCTTCGTTTCGATTACCGGCTGAGACCTTGTCCCAACCCGTTCAGATAAACTTCAATCAGCAAGTCGGTTGTGTAAGTCCGCTCAATCCCACGATGCAGGTACAGTCGGCCGCGTTTATTTGCTGATGCTGTCCAGGTGCTTTCCCGATGCTTAACGAGCATCCCTGGGAGAACGGCGCCGCGGTTAACGGTCTGTGTCCCGTAATGATGACTAACCATTGAACACCCCCGCAGAGTGCAGAATTTTGATAATCAACGCTGTCCAGATAACGCCGCAGATCAGCAGGCAGTAAATCAGTGAACGAATGCCTTGTTTGCTCATACCGCACCCCAGCACTGAACGCTTACGAATGCGACCAAAGCCAACAACAGTGCCACCTTCACCTTGAATCTGTTCCACGCAGGAACCTCATGTTCTCGGATCATCTCTTCACCTTTGCCTTATCGCGGCTAACGGGACGTTTTGACTTCACCCCGGCGTTGCCGGTGTTGTTTGGATGAGTTAATTTAAAACCATAGTTGTTTTGTAGTCAACAACAATAGTTGTTTAAATGGCTGGAATGGTTTTATTTGGTTGTTTTTATTGTTTATTTATTTTTGTAAAGCGTGCTGGTAAGCTCAAAAAAAACGCCAAAGAGGGTAGCGCCATGTCGAATGAGGATGAGTTTTTCGCAGAAATGCACCCGCAGATAGCGCAGATTATCGGGATGGCGGTTATGCAGATGCTGGTTGAGAAGCGCGAGCCATCAAGAGAGGCGCTGATAGAGATGATTCAGGTGCTGTGGCAGGGTGACCAGGTAGATCTGGCAGTAGAGCTGGCACTGGATGTGCTGAGGCTGCGGGAAGAGTTGGGCAATAAAAACCCGGCACGGTGGCCGGGTTGTGGATTGTAAATAGATAATGATTGTTGGTTACAATATCAAGTTAACTAATCAGATACAGGAGACAACACCATTTACATCAGCTTCTAAAGCATCAATTTGAGCTTTATTTGCTTGTGTTGCCATACCATAAATAGTGTAACTTTTGTGTTGAAGATTGCTTAATGGGCAGCCTTCATGATTAATGATTGCGGCAAGAGTGTTGCCATCTTTAACGTGCTTAACGCGATCATCAATGCTTTCATCAGTAAATAAATGAGGGTGTGTTTTTAATAATTCAGATGTGATTCTTTTTATTTCTTCAGCGTGCGACTTGAATGCTTTTGCAGCGTCGCTTTCGTTGGTTCGAGATCGGTTTTGGACGAATAGATGTAGCTTGGGGAATTCTATTTTACTTTGTTTTGCTTCTTTGTTGAAATCAAGGAACATTTCGTCTTGTTCAGTGCTATCAATAGAAACTCCATAAATCAATTTAACTAAGTTTTTGATACCACGAATTGAGGCAGCATCGGCTGTACATGGAATAATTACTCGATTTGATGCGACAACTCCAAGTTCTGTGTAGCTTGCAAAACTAGGGTTGCAGTCAATAAAAAACGTTTTAGGCCTCTCGGAAATAGTTTTATCTGCCTCAAATGAAGCGATGAGGTCTATCAAAAGTGATCGACTTTTTTTCCAAGCTTCTTTAACCGGTGAGGATCCAATATGCGCAATAAGCCTTGAACAAATATCTAAGTCTACGTCACCTGGTAAAAGATAAAGATTGTTTGGCATTTTTGGATTTACAGAATGAGCTTTAACAAAATATGAAGACTCATTCCCCAGGCGTGCAAGTGGAGAGTTGCTAAAGCGCTCTTTAATGTAACCAGCTATAGTAGTATTTCTATCACGGAGGTTGTTAAGATTTTCTTCTCCAACTCCATTGCCGCCCAAAATAATCTCAGAAACATTTGATTGAGGGCAGGCATCTATAACGACTACATCTTCATCCGAATGCGCTATTGCATACTCGACAGCAAGATTATAGGTCAAAAACGTTTTCCCAACGCCGCCTTTATTGTTCCAGATCAAATATTTCTTATTTGTATCTACCATATCGTTCGCAACTTCCGCCAGTTCCGACTTCATAATTTAATCCTAAGTTTACCGTGTGTAATGAAAAAAGCGACCAGAAAATTATCCGGTCATCATAGACTTACAAAAAGATATTAATAATCATTGCGTTGGAGATGATTCATTCCCTCAATACATCAAATCAACCTTCTGCACTGATTTATTCAAAGTCATCCCGCTCATCCCTTCGCTTGAAGAAAATCTTATCTAGCCTGAGCACGATCCCAACCAGCCCGATAATCAGCAAAGTAATGAGTATTGGGATAATCAGATCAGACATGCTTCCTCTGCGTGCTAAGGCTTTACCCATGCTTCCTGTACGTCTGCGGCATGCTGCCGATCACCTTGCCGAACACGAACACCCGGTTCATCTCGTCTTTCTCGATCGGGTCCCAGGCTGCATAGCTCTTGTTATCTGAGATAACCAGCAGCTTGTCCTTCATCTTCTGCAGGCGCTTGACGTGAGCAGTGTCGTCGTACAGGAAGGCGTATATCCCGTCGCCGTCGAAGCTCTTAACGCTGATGTCGACGAACAGCAGATCACCCGGCTCAATCGTGCCGGACATGCTGTCGCCCCGGACGTTGATGATCCTGATGTTCTCAGCCTTGCGCCCATCGAACATGTGGCGCGCTTCCGCTGGCGCATATTCAACGGAGTGGAGAATCTCCACGAACTCCTGATTCACAATGCCCGGGCCGGCACTGACGGCCAGATCCAAAATGTCGACCCTGAACACATCATGATTTATGTGTGATGGCTTCTTATCATCGTCACCATCAGCTCTCATGGCGCCAGTTCCCGAAGAAAGCCACTCAGGTCTCACCCTTAAAGCCTTGGCTATATCGAGCAATTTTGTGGTCTGAGCAGCCCTTCCAGTTTCAATCTTCTGGATCGCAGCCTGACTAACTCCAACAGCATCTCCCAAAGTCTTCTGGGTCATGCCGGCAGCCTTTCTGGCTTCTCTTAATCGTTCTGCAAGTGTCGTTTTCATCTTCTCAATTTACAACCATGGTTTTATAGCGGCAAACGAAAATGGTTGTTGACTAAATACAACTAAGGTTTTATTCTTTGTTTGTATTTACTACGGAGGTTGTCATGAACCCAACCATTAAAACCGCAATTAATATTGTCGGCTCTCAGAAAAAGCTTGGTGAAGCCTGCGATGTTTCTCAGCAGGCGGTTTACAAGTGGCTCCACAACAAGGCAAAGGTTTCGCCTGAACATGTAAACAGCATCGTAAATGCAACTAATGGGGAGGTTCAGGCGCATCAAATTAGACCAGACCTTCCAAAGCTATTCCCTTCTCCGAAGGGCGTTCCGGCCGCCTAACCAGCGGCCATTCCAAACAACACCAGAGGAAGTATCACAAATGGAGAGTTCAACGACACGCAACAAAGTGGAGGCTCGCAGGATAGAAAGCTGGTTACACAGCCAGATAGCTGAACTGGGAACCACGAATATCGCCAAAGTGGCCGGAGTGAATAAGTCGACGGTGAGTCGCTGGCGGGAAAATCTGCTGCCGAACATGTCGCTACTGCTGGCCATCCTGATTTCTAACAGGCCGGGAGAGAAAGGTGACTTTGAGGCATGAGTGGGAACGGAAAGGCGAAAGCCGCAGTGCTGGAACACTAACGGCTTTCTAAGCGAATTAACTGAACAAATTCACAGGAGTAATTATGCCTAAGAGCAACAGATTTTACCAGGCACAAACACACAAAAATGTTACCCGCGATCGCTTCATTCGCTCGGTTAACCCGGTGGTTGGCATGAAAATGCGCGCCATCCTGGAAGAGCTGAAACGGAAGGAGGAAGGCCGTGAGTAACGTATCCAATTTAGCCGAAGCCAGAGAGGCCAGAAGGCTCCAGAAACCGCGCACGAATGACGGTAAGGGGTTTGCCTTGCTGCACCGTAAAATTATGGATGTGCCGTTCTACAAGGATGCTGAGGCGGCTCATCTATGGGTTCACCTGCTCCTGCGCGCTAATCACGAACAGACACTGGTATCGACTGATGTCGGCGATGTGATGTGCGAAAGAGGGGAGTTCATCACCGGGCGAAACACCCTGGCAATGGAAACGGGGTTAACCGCTGATCGCGTTAAATCACTGCTCCGTAAATTCCAGAACCTGGGCATGATCACCACCAAATCGAACAACCGCTTCACTGTTCTAAAAGTGGTCAAATATGACGAATATCAGTCACATTTTTGTCCAGCCGATGTCCAGCCGATGTCCAGCCAAAACGCAGTAGTACCAATGCCTGCGGAGGTGGAGTGTCCAGCCGGTGTCCAGCCAGTGTCCACAGATAACAATATATTAAATAACTTACTACCTAACGGTAGTAAGTATGTCGCAGATAACCAGAAACCGGCTGAAGAGAAAAAATCACGCTTGTCATGCGATGAAGTGTGGCAATGCCTGAAAGACGAACTTCCTGAAGCCAGGGGATGGAGATGCCTCACTGATGAGCGACGCAATCTGATCCGCACCTTCTGGAGCAAGGCGAACAAAATCGCTCGCAACCTTGATGGTAAGCCGATGGACATGGATGGTTTTCGCGCTTATCTCCGCTACATAGCTCAGAACTGTCGCTGGATGCTGGAAGACCGACCAGACCAGAAGTCAGGGAAGACATGGCGCCGCATGAAATTCGATAAGTTTCTGACGGAAAAACTCTACATCGAAGTGCGTGAGGGGGATCGTGATGACCGCTGATTTCATGACACCTCCGCACAGCATTGAAGCAGAGCAGAGCGTGCTGGGCGGGCTCCTGCTTGACGACGACAACAGCGAGCGTACTCAGAAGGTACTTTCGATTCTCAAGCCAGAATCGTTCTACGCGCGTCAGCACCAGGTCATTTTTGCTGAAATGCGCCAGATGTACCGCGACCATAAGCCTGTCGATCTGCTGACCCTGTTTGATTCTCTCGATAGCAAGGGGCTGACGGAAACCGTTGGTGGCTTTGCATACCTGGCTGAAATGTCGAAGAACACGCCAAGCGCGGCGAACATCGTGGCATATGCGATGCGTGTTCGTGAGACCGCTATGGAGCGCTACGGCATCGAGAAAACAACGAAGGCGATCGAGTTGCTTTATGCCCGCAACGGCATGACGGCAGAACAGAAGTTTGACGCAATTCAGGGATTATTCACTGAGATAACCGAGCACGTAAAAACAGGGCGACGGACTGGGCTTCGCACGTTCTATGACGCTGTTACTGACTGGTCAGCAGAATTCGACGAAAGGCTCAAGCCGGATGGCCGTTCCCGCGGGTTGTCTACCGGGATCCGATCCCTGGATGAGTTACTCGGTGTTAAGCGCATTGTGCGCGGCAGCCTGTTTGTTATCGGAGCACGCCCGAAGATGGGTAAAACCACGCTCTATACCCAGATGGGGATCAACTGCGCAACGGTCGAAAATGAGCCTGCCCTGATGTTCTCTCTCGAAATGCCGGAAGGGCAGATGGTGGAGAAAATCACTGCGCAGAAGGGGCGGATCTCGCCAAACCTGTTTTACCCGGACATGACTAAGGATGACTACGGCTATCGCGGCGACTGGAACGGCGATCTGAAGAAAGCTACCGGCGTTATGGGAGCGCTGATTGACACTAATAACCTCCTGATTGATGACACCCCGGGTATTTCACTGGCGCATGTCGTGGCTGAGTCACGTCGCATCAAGCGTGAACGCGGAAAGGTCGGAATGATCCTCGTTGACTACCTGACGCTGATGACTGCCGATAAGGCAGAGCGAAATGACCTGGCTTACGGGCTGATCACCAAAGGCCTCAAGACGCTGGCGAAGGAGTTGGATTGCGTCGTCGTTCTCCTGACTCAGCTTAACCGCGAGCTTGAGAAGCGAACCAATAAGCGCCCCTTGCCGAGCGATTCCCGCGACACCGGGCAGATTGAACAGGACTGCGATTACTGGCTGGCCATATACCGGGAAGGTGCCTACGACGAGAACGCAAACCAGAGCGACACAGAGCTACTCCTGCGCCTTAACCGGCATGGTGAGACTGGTGTTGTCTATTGCGAGCAACGTCACGGGGCGATTTACGACTGCGATCAGGAAGCTGCCAGTCAGCGCCGGCGCGAGAAAGAGGAAAAACCGACCAAGCGGGGTGGATTTTGATGACAGGCAAAGACGCAATTCTGAACTACCTGAAAACGCATAAAACCTGTAGCTCTCCAGATGTCGCCGCGGCTTCCGGAATGACGCACACCTGCATCAACCAGGCTGCAAATATCCTGGCAAAGCAGGGGGTGTTAGTAGCGGAAGCTCGGGTGTGGCGGACGGTTTACTACCGGCTGGCCACTGAGGAAGAAATTGCAGGCAGAAAGAGCACTAACCAGATTTTCAACGAGTGTCGGCAAAGTCCGGCGATGAAGCGGGTACTGGCTGTTTACGGGAGGACATCAGCATGACTATCACACTACAGGCAGTAAACGAGCTCATCGCTTCCCTGGAGAGCGCAGGCGAGCTGTCAATCAGAGAGCAGAAGTTCCTGAAGCTGGCGAAAGCGTACCAGCAGCTGGCTGCGGAGAATGTGGCGCTGAAAAAATCAGCGCCGGCACCGTTCAGTAAGCTGATGATGGAAGCGCTTGATACTTATCATTCGAAAGCTGACGACGTGCCTGAGTTGGCCATGCTGAGCGCATACGTAAAACTGCGCGATGGGCTAAAAACCCCCGCCACCGATCGCATCGTAGCCGGGATTAAGGCTGATGGGGTGGAGATGTTCGCTCTGATGTTTTCTGAAGAGGCGATCAAAGACAACAACATCACAACCGGCTGGAAAGCCAGAGCAAGCAGAGCGGCCTCTGAATACGCAGAGTTGCTGCGCGAGGGGGCCAAATGATCACTGGGACCACGAATTACGATGAAGTTCCTGATGTTAGTTGCACCTTGTGCGGCGGTTATTACAAAGCCGACGATCCAGAAAGTCACGAATGTGAGGGTGCAGCATGACTGATATCACCGAACTGGCGCAGAGAGCCAGAATCAACGCTGAATGTGGTGAGCATCTTTCCCCGGCGGAGACCTTGGAGCTGGTAGAGGCGCTGGAGAAGGCGCAGCAGCAAACGACTGAAAGCGAAAACCGCGTTCGCAAGCAGAATCGCCACATCTGTGAGCTGTTCGACGATAACACAGCACTGTGCCAGCGCATCGCCGAGCTGGAGTCCCGCACTGTGAAGCTGCCAGACTTACGGCAGATTGTATCTGGGGACAGATATGTCTGGTCTGATGGTGTTTATAACTACAACCAGGACGTAAAGGTAGCGCTGGCCGCCGCTGGCATCAAGGTGGAGGCTGAGTGATGGCAGAGCGCTGAAAATTTATCTCACTATCGCATTCATCGGCTTGAGAGCTATGGGGTGTTGGTGATGCATAAAGCTCGCGTAGGACACAACGCTTTACATAGACTTTAATCAAGGCCCTTTTGGGCCTTTTCGTTTATGATGACAAAAACTCTCTCAAGAGTGACATCAAATGAAAAAGAAGAAACTCTCTTCCAAACAGCAGTATCAATTAGATGTTGAACTGGTAAAAATAAAGCCAACTAACCGAACAGAGGCAAAAGCTCATTTGGCGGCTCAATTGCGTATCAGTAAGTTCAAGTCTAAAGGTAGAAGGGGTTTTAATTCTGCCGCAAAAAGCGCCAAAGAATCACTGGATATAGCCAATGCAATTCGGTTTGGTGAAGGGGTTGTGGAGTCCGTGGATACAGCCCGTATACCTGATAGCAATAAGCGCTGGCGTGGGAGGACCGCAGATTAATGTCAAAATACAACATTGCAGCCAAAAGCCAGGAAGAGCGAGACAAGGTCAACGTCGACCTGGCAGCGTCCGGCGTCGCCTACAAAGAGCGCCTGAACATGCCAGTTGTCGCCGAAGTGGTAGCCAGAGAACAACCTGAGCATCTGCGCGAGTATTTAATGGAGCGCGTTCGCTACTACCGCGAGCAGAGCATCCAGCTACCCCGAGCATCCGATCCGCGCTATCTGGAAATGGCCAGTCAGAACGAGAAAAAATAGCCTATGTTCGTTTTGCAATTCGGGATTTAGCCCGTCATAATTATCTCGTCAGTCTGGACAACTGACAACTTTACCCCGGCGCCAAGTGGGGACACATGGCGCACAAAACCTTACAGCAATCCCTGTCACCGATGGCGAAAGCCACCGGAGAGTTTCTGCATTCTGCGTTTAGCCTCTGCGGAGGTGAAGCGTGAACATCCCTCAATGCGGCATCAAGCTGCACAACGGCAACTTCAGCGCTATAGGCAAGATTCTTCAGGATCAGCTCTCTGACGGGAAATGCCTGCGCCTGCAGGTCAAAGAGTGGCGCGAAAAACGCAGCCTGAGCCAGAACGCACTCAGTCACATGTGGTACACGGAAATCAGCGAATACCTGATTAACTCCGGACGTACCGACGCAACTCCTGAGTGGGTTAAGCGCAACCTCAAAAAGACCTATCTCGGCTGCGAAGAGGTGACATACACCGACTTCATCACCGGTGAGAAAACCACAACGTGGGAGCCTCGCCATACCGCCGACCTTGATACCGGTGAAATGCACATCTTCCTGACCAAAGTAGAGGCCTGGTGCGCTCAGTTTGGTCTGTCTCTCACCATTCCACACGGTTGCGAATATCAGCAACTGCAGCAAAAGCAGGAGGCCTAATGAGCAGCCTTCTCGCCAAAGTAATGGAGCGCGGCATCTTCCGCGTGCCGGCTCGCCGCAAGCGCAAGGTCGAAGTTAAACCTTCCGATATCCCCACTTTTCACTATACGGCTCACCTGGCAGATGTCCGCTGGCTGCGCCGCGCTGCCAGAAGGAAAATTGCATGAGCATTTATCAACGCATTAACGGCGCTGACTGGCGCAATATCTGGGTTGTTGGCGACCTGCACGGCTGCTACACCAACCTGATGAACCGGTTGGACGCTGTCGGGTTCGACCCAGCACAGGATCTGCTGGTTTCGGTTGGCGACCTCATCGACCGCGGTGCGGAAAACGTCGAATGCCTTGAGCTAATCACAATGCCCTGGTTCATGGCTGTTCGCGGAAACCATGAGCAGATGATGCTCGACGGACTATCCTCCTCCGGGAACGTGAATCACTGGCTCGCCAACGGTGGCGGATGGTTCTTTAACCTTGACTACGACAAAGAACGCCTGGCTATCGCGTTGTCCCATTTGGTTGCTGGTTTGCCACTCATCATCGAGGTAATGACCGAGGGTGAGAGGGTGGTGGTCTGCCATGCTGACTACCCTCATAACGAATATGCGTATGACAAGCCCGTCGATGCAGAACAGGTCATCTGGAATCGTGAGCGAGTGAGCGCGGCTCAGGATGGGATTGTCTCGCCGATAGCCGGTGCTGATCTGTTTATCTTCGGCCATACTCCTGCGCGCCAGCCCCTGAAGTATGCCAACCAGATGTACATCGACACCGGAGCTGTATTCTGCGGCCGCCTGACCTTGGTGCAGATCCAGGGTGGTGAGCATGCGTAAACCTGCACGTCGTAAATGCGCCCACTGCCGCGAATGGTTCCATCCTGCCCGGGAAGGGCAGGTGGTATGCAGTTTTGAATGCGCCAGCGCGATCGGCAAAAAACAGACAGCAAAAGTCCGGGAAGCAGCGAAGGCCAGAGCGGTGAAGCACCAGCGCGAATCCGAGAAGGAGGGGCGCCAGCGCCGTAAAGCAAGATTGGCTGAGCTCAGACCTAACGGTTACTACAAAGCCCAGGCTCAGAAGGCATTCAACGCCTACATCCGCGCTCGTGATGCTGGTTTGCCATGCATCAGTTGCGGCGAGACCAACCCGCCTGATCTGCATGGCGGCCAGTGGGACTGCGGCCACTTCAAAACGGTCGGCGCTTACCCTGAGTTGCGTTTTGAAGAGCGCAACGCTCATAAGCAGTGCAAATCGTGCAATGCCGGGGCCGGTAAGTACACCGCCAAAGAGTCGACGGTTGCTCAGCAATACGAAGCTGGCCTGGTCGCTCGTTACGGACAGGAGTATGTCGACTGGCTTAACGGCCCCCACGAAATGACCAACTACCGCCGGGAAGACTTTATTCGTATCCGCGATGAGTACCGCGCCAAGCTCAAAGCACTGAAACAGCTGGAGGCCGCATGAACCACGACGTTATCGAACGCATCCGCGACCGCTGGCAAAAGCTGCGTCTATGCCGGCACCGTGGCACCGTACTGGTTGACTACCGAATTTTGAAGAATTTCGTCCGCATCTATCAGGCTTCAGGAGAGAAAGCATGAATACCCAGTACCTTGAGTATGTTCGCCAGCAGCTGATAGTGGCCACCGCCGATCTGAGCGGTGCGACGAAAGGACAGTTGGTTGCTTTTGCAGAGAACGCACAATTCACCGCTACGGCGCGTAGCCGGGGAAGGAAGAAAGTAGCCGACCCGGTAACCGGCCGCATGGTAAACCCATCCAGCCCGCCAATTCCCGGGCAGCAGTCCCGAGCTAAGGGTTCATCAATCGCTCTTGTACTGCCCGTTGAGTATTCGACGGCCAGTTGGCGCCGGGCTCTGCTGTCGCTGGAAGATCATCAGAAAGCCTGGTTGCTGTGGAACTACAGCGAGAATATCCGCTTTGAGTATCAGGTAGCGATAACACAGTGGGCATGGGAAGAATTCCGTGATCAACTCGGCGCTAAGAAAGTGGCCGGCAAGACGATGGAGCGCCTGAAGAAGCTTATCTGGCTGGCGGCACAGGACGTGAAAGCAGAGCTGGCGGGTAAGTATGGATATCAGCATCAGGACCTTGCAGCCCTGTGTGGCGTTAAGCCTGATAACTGGTGCCATAACTACGCTGATTACTGGCGGGCTATGTGCGCCATTTTTAAGCGGCTTGATAGCGACTCTCTTCTCTGTGCTGTGAGAACACGATCACAACAAAAAGCGACTTTTTCGCAGCAGGGTCTTGCAAAAGTCAATTAAATACGTCATATTTGAGTCTACTTTGATATGCTGCCTTAACTTTAAGTGGCGGCATGAAGATGATAGTCACATACCAGTTTGTAAAATTAGCCTCGGCATTCCGCCGGGGCTTTTTTATGCCTGCGATCCGGTCAGGGCTCTTGGGTTGAGACGTGCTGCACGACACGTCGACACCCGCCGGTAAGAGCTCTGAACCAGACTGAAGTTACTCTGCAATAAGAAAACTGCATGTCATCATTTGCTTACATCTTATTGACCAGAAAATTAACATCTTGTTAATCTATTCTTGTGGTGAATCCCCCTGTGCGGTGGGGCGACCAGTCACTTACAGTGATCTGTAAATGCAGCGCGGGCCATGTCGGCTGGGACATGCTCACCGGGAGGCACCCGGCACCACGCAGTACTACTAAGACATTTGGTAGTGGGGTTGCTGTTTCGGCTCCTCCATCTATGTTTAAAAGGCAGTAACGGAAAAGCGAGCGCTCTCCTGGTAAATCGGTAGCTCGGACTATTAGGTGCGCTTTCGTTTGTTACTACCTAGAATGTCTACTTTCTGCCCGTTCCTCTGAGCGGGCTTTTTTTCGCCTGATTAAGGCATTGCTACAAACCATAAGACATTTAAGGGCTGCGCTTTAGCGTGGCCTTTTTTTATTTCAGGGTCGCGGGAATCACCCTCGACGCTTTGTTGGTAAATCAGCCCGACGGCCCTGAACCTTTTACTGACTACAGATAGCACCCCGAACATTATCGGAGGTGAGAGATGCAACGTATGAACCCAACCGATGGTCACAATCTGCCTTACTGGTGGTCAGCCTTGCTTGGTATCTTTTCCGTCCTGAGTCTGCAGGATTATGTCTTCATCATTGGCGCCCTGATCTCTGCCTTCTTCACAATCAAGACGTATTACGCAAAGCGTAAGGAAGAGCGAGAGCGACTTGATGAAGAGAAAAAGCGCACGCAGCTGTTGGCCAGTTATCTGGCTGATGTCTCCACAAAGCCAGGAAGTGACCGCCCGGCTTCAGCCGAAGTGGTAACCGAGGCCTTAAAGCGGATCGCAAGTGATACACAGGGGTGAGCATGACGCCATCAATGAGGAATAAACTGATTGGCGTGATCGCCGGCGGTGGTGGCGCCATAGCCATTGCTTCTGCGCTCATTACAGGACCGACTGGTAATGATGGTCTTGAGGGTGTGCGGTACGATCCCTATCAGGATGTGGTAGGCGTCTGGACTGTCTGCTATGGCCATACAGGTAAAGACATCATGCTCGGCAAGAAGTACACCGAGGCTGAATGCCGTGCGCTTCTCAGTGAAGACCTGAACACCGTTGCTCGCCAGATTGACCCATACATCCAGAAGCCGATCCCCGAGACAATGCGCGGGGCTCTGTACTCGTTCGCCTATAACGTCGGCGCTGGCAATTTCCAGACCTCCACGCTGCTGCGCAAAATCAACCAGGGCGACCAGAAAGGTGCATGTGATCAGCTGCGCCGCTGGACCTACGCCAAGGGTAAACAGTGGAAGGGTCTGGTAGCTCGCCGCGAGATTGAGCGCGAAGTTTGTTACATGGAGGTGGCAAAGTGATTGATTTTCATGTCGCTTCATCGTTTCTAAGTTACTCGCCAGAGGATGGACAACTACGCTGGAAGTTGAACTCAAATAATACCTTTGAAGGGATGGTGGCTGGTTGCGGTGATGGAAAAGGCTATGTGCTGATTGGATTAGGAGGAGTCAAGTACAAGGCACATAGACTGGCGTGGCTGCTAAGTTTCGGTGAATGGCCGCCAGGACCTATCGATCACATAAACGGCATAAAGTCCGACAACCGGCTATCGAATCTTCGGGTGGCGAGCACATTGCAAAACAACAGAAATTCGCGGTCAAAGGGCGGCGCCTCTTCATTTAAAGGGGTTGATTTTCACAAGGCGGCTTCAAAGTGGCGAGCGCGAATAAGAGTTGATGGCAAAAGAATTAACATAGGCCATTTCTCATCCGAGAGGCAGGCTGCTTTTGCATATGATTTTTATGCGCTTCACTATCATGGGGAATTTGCGAAATTAAATTTCGCTTGAGGACCGGAAATGAGCATGATTTGTTTCTTTATTTCTGCGCTCCTTGCCTTCAATGGGAATGACGCGTGGCCGTGGTTTCTGGCTGTCGGGGTAATCATGTCATGAGCCGATTAACCGCAATCATCAGCGCTGTAGTCATCCTGCTGCTTTCCTGCTTTTTCTCGTGGCGTTCTGGCTGGAATTCTCACGCTGACCATATCAACGCCCTCGCGGCGAAGAAGAAGGAGAAAGCCGAGAAGACTATCCAGCCAGTTGAGCAAAAGGCCGCTGCCGCTACAGAAGAGGGCAAGGTCATCTACCGAACCATAACCCGCGACGTGGTGAAATATGTCCAGTCTCCGAATCGTACTGTGTGCCGGTTTGACGATGATGCTGTGCAGCTGCGCCAGCGAGCTATCGATGCTGCCAACGCCATCCCCGGATTTGATGAGCCCTCCGTGCAAAGCAAGTGACGCAGGGAAGGACACCGACGAAGACCTGCAATCGGACGTCGAAACCGCTCAATGTCTGCGCCAACTGCGGTTGGATAAGTACCGCTGGCAGGCCTACTACCGTGCAGTGAGTCAGTAGCGGGGCTACATTGCCGTTCCTGCATGGCAAGGTCGGCGTGATAAAAAACCCCGAAGAGGATATCCAAAAGTAAACGGGGCGCTGAATGAACAGCTAATGACTAAACAATACATCGTGTATCTAAATATGTTTAATCATTTCGCAACCCGGACCATATTGCGGAGGAGTACACCTGTGTTTTGGCGTAGGACTGCTATCAGCGCTGGGGCAGTGCAACCGGGATAAGGCCGATATCAGGCAGGCAGAATCAAAACGCCAGTAGGGCATTACAGAGCCACTTCCAGAGGTGGCTCGATAATGTCACAACGAGGTAAGCCATATGCGCACCACTGGAATCCTAATGGCGGAAATTACGCTTCGCCCATACATGAAGCCGCTGCTCATCCTTTCAGTGCTTTTGCGCTGGGGCTGGCTCACTAAGAAGTGTATCCGGATTAGCCCTGTAATTGGTAAGCAGGCGTAATTATAAAATTCTGCAAATGGTGTCTGAAAAGCGCCATTGGCAGAGTTTTATATAATTTTTTTGATACCTCGGTGTCGAAATTACCGAGAAAGTATCTTCTACACCCAGAGGATTGTTCTGCATGACTGAAAATGACAATCGCAGACCATACCCTCCCGTCAACTTCACTGGCGAAAACTGGCTGTCGTATACCCGGCTGATCCCTGCTGCCGAAATCGGAGAATGGGTAAATCAGAACATCCTCACCGAAGAAGGCCGAATCCATAACCCTGACCATACGCATTTGATCGACGCTGATGTCGCGTTCATGTGGGCCTCTGGCTCATTCGCCAAAAGTGGCCGCATTGTGCTGGGTCAATGTGAGCAGGTAATGATGCGTTCCGGAGGCTGGCAGAAGTCCCGCATGGAGCAGCAGATGCATGAATGGTTCGGTCGTATACCGAAGTTCATCATCACCCTGGCTGCTGACTACTGCGAGCAATGTAACGATCTGGAGTTCTGCGCCCTGGTGGAGCATGAGCTTTACCACATCGCCCAGGCTACCGATGACCATGGCGCGCCGAAGTTCAACAAAGAGACCGGTATGCCGGTGCTCAAACTTCGCGGCCATGACGTCGAGGAATTCGTCGGAGTTGTACGGCGTTACGGCGCCAGCAAAGACGTGCAGGAAATGGTGGATGCGGCGAACAGGCCGGCGGAGGTTGCTCATATCGATGTTGCCAGAGCGTGCGGGACGTGCATGCTGAAGCTGGCATAAATTTGGAATGCTTTGGAAGGATGGTGATTTATGGCTGCACTAAAACCAGAAGTGAAAGCCTTCATCATTCAGATGCTTGCATGCTATGACACCCTGTCGATTGTAGTCGACGCCGTCCAAAAAACTTTCGGGATAAAAGTTACCCCTCAGCAAGTCGAATCACACGATCCGACGAAGGTTAGTGGTAAGGGATTGGCTAAGAAATGGGTCGACCTTTTCAATGCCACCCGCGAGCGATTCCAGAATGAGATTTCAGATATTCCCATCGCCAATAAGGCATACCGTTTACGCGTTCTCAATCGCATGGCCGTAAATGCCGAAAGCATGAAGAACTACGGTATGACCGCACAACTGCTTGAGCAGGCCGCCAAGGATGTTGGCGACGTCTACACGAACAAGCAAAAAGTAGAGCAAAGCGTGGTTGCGACTCATAACGTTATGCCGGTCCCGTCCTGTGACAACGTTGATGAATGGGAAAAGGCAGCGCAGAAGCAGCAGGGTGAGGTATTAGGTGGATGAATTACAAGGCTGTATGGAAGCCCTTACCGGGCTCGCAATCGCTCTCTCTGAGCTGCCCGTGTAACGAAATTCTTTACGAGGGAACGCGCGGACCCGGAAAAACGGCGGCGCAGCTGGCCCGATTTCGTCGCCTGGTTGGCCTCGGCTATGGCTCGTTCTGGCGTGGCGTAATTTTCGATACCGAGTATAAAAACCTCACCGATATCATCACGCAGTCGAAGCGCATGTACCGCCTGTTCAATGATGGCGCACGATACCTGGCGTCAGCCTCAGAATTGCGTTGGGTGTGGCCGACTGGCGAAGAGCTTCTCTTCCGATTCGGGAAAGAAGAGAGCGACTACTGGGATTATCACGGGCAGGAATTCCCCTTTATCGGATTCAACGAGCTGACAAAGCAGCAATCCGCTGAGTTCTACGAAATGATGTTCTCCTGCCGGCGCTCATCGTTCCGGCCAGAGAACTACCCACTTGCTAACGGCTCTCTGCTTAAGCCTATCCCGCTGGAGACCTTCAGCACGACTAACCCCTTTGGCATAGGTCACACATGGGTGAAGAAGCGTTTCATAGAGCCAGCTCCCCGCGGCACCATCATTCGCGAAACTCAGCGGGTCTTTAACCCGCAGACGGAGAAAGAAGAGGATGTGACGCTTACCCGCGTGGCTATCCACGGATCGTTTAAAGAGAATCCATACCTCGATCCGCAGTACATCGCGACGCTGATGGCTATCAAAGACCCAAACCGGCGTAAAGCGTGGGTAGAAGGATCATGGGACGTTACCAGTGGCGGCCGATTCGACCATCTCTGGAATGAAGCGCTGCATGTCATTAAGCCGTTCCGCATCCCGGATAGCTGGACCGTCGATCGCTCTCATGACTGGGGTGAGTCGAAGCCGTTCGCTAACCTCTGGTGGGCTCAGACCGATGGAACAGCCGCCGAGCTACCTGATGGTCGACAGTTCTGCCCGCCTGCCGGTTCCCTTATCCTGATCGGTGAATGGTACGGATGCCCGCCTGACGAGCTCAACAAAGGCCTGAATATGTCATCCACCAACGTCGCGAAAGGCGTAGCGTGGATTGACAAGCGACTGGTTGGCGAAGACGTCGACGAGCCGGAAGAGATTCAAATCGACGGTGTCACGCAGGGCCAGTTGCACATTATGCCAGGCATCTGTAGCGAAGTGATTCCCGGCCCGGCTGATGGGGCGATATTCAACACTGGCGATAACGAGTTATCGATCGCGCAGAAGATGGAAGCTCAGGGCGTTACCTGGTTGCCAGCTGATAAAAAGCCAGGCTCCCGTATCAACGGCGCATCTCTTTTTGCGGATATGCTCGAAGCGGTGGTTGAAGGCGTGAAGCTGGAATCAGGTATACCTGAGAAGCCAGCATTCTACGTTTTTGACTACTGCCGTGGCTGGATAAGCCGCATTCCTGTTCTCGTTCGAGACGATAAAAACCCAGATGACGTTGACACTCAGCAAGAAGACCACGACTGGGATGGAACACGTTATCGCGTACTGCATTCACCACAAAAAATCACCGGCATGTTGGTGCGATCGCGCTGACGGAGGACATCGTGACCGAAAGCGAAATGAAACAACAGCGCGCCACCAATTCCAGCACAGAGAGGGAGCGTAATAAAAACCTCTCAATGCTGTTTAACGGAACCAGTAATACCAAACGCCAGCGACTTTATCAGGAGTTCGGTTACCCGTTACACCTCACGTTTGATGACTTTTACCGGGCGTACCGGCGTAATGCGGTTGCTGGCGCTGCCGTGACGCGCATGCTTGATGGGTGCTGGGAAGACTACCCAGATGTTTACGAAGGCGACCAGACAAAGGACGCATCGAAGCAAACAGCGTGGGATAAGCGAGTCAACAAGCTCCTGAAGCGCTGCTGGGAGCAGATTAAAGGCGCAGACCGCCGTAACCTGGTTGGGCGTTACTCTGCGATCCTGCTTCAGATTAAAGATAGTAAGAAGTGGTCTGAGCCTGTTGACACCACCATCGTGGGAAGGCTTGAGGAAAAAGCTCTCGTTAAGCTGATTCCTGCATGGGAAGCGCAAATCGACCCGATTAACTGGGACGATAACCCGGACAGTGAAACGTTCGGCGAAGTGACGATGTACTCGTTCACTGAGTTGCCGGTTGACGGAAACTTTGACGCCCGCCCGGGCCGAATCATCAACGTACACCCTGATCGCGTAATCATCCTGGCAGAGGGCTCTGATGATGGCGTGATGACGTCAGGAAAGTCGCTGCTTGAGGCTGGCTTTAACAAGTTGCTGGATATAGAGAAGGTGAGCGGCGGTGCGTCTGAGGGATTCCTGAAGAACGCCAGTCGCCAGCTCAACTACTCATTCAGTGAGAAGACGAACTTCTCCGCTCTCGCCAAGGCTCTTGGCGTGGCTGAGGGTCAACTTGCTGAAGCGCTTGATCAGCAGGTCCGTCGCCTTAACGACAGCACCGACAGCGCCAGCTTTATGCAGGCTGGTACCGCTGAGGTGTTGAGCGTTGCGGCAGCCGACCCAGAACCGACCTGGAGAACCGCGCTGAGCGAATTCTGCGCGACCGTCCCTATCCCTGTGAAAGAACTCGTTGGGATGCAAACTGGTGAGCGCGCCAGCACTGAGGATGCCAAGGGGTGGGGGAGAACCAGGATGAGCCGCCGGAAAGGATTTCTGACTGACGTAATCACCGATGTGGTTTCACGCTTCTGGACCCTTGGAATTATTCCGCCGGCTCAGAATGAAGAAATTACCGTAGGTTGGTCTGATCTTCTGGCGCCGAGTCAGGCAGAGAAGATTGCCAACATGGACAAGCTCGCGGACGTGGCTGTGAAATCCACGAATGCCTTTGGCCGTTCTGCTATCACTGAGAACGAAATTCGCGCTGCGGGCGAACTGCAACCGCTGCCTGAGCTTGATGATGAGGATCTGCCAGATGGCAACAAACCAAAACCTGATCCTCTGGCCGACTCTCAGTCAGAAGCCGAAAAGCCCGGTGATACCACGGTCGAAAGTTGACCCAACAATGTCACGTAAGTCCGTCAGCAAGATGGAGCACGACATTGAGGATCGGTATTACGCGATAAAGGTGGCGCTGAAAGCCCTGTTCGACCAGCGCCTGACCGGGAGAGAGCGAGAGGTTAACAGCCACAACTGGCACTTCCTGTGCCACGACCACGGCGAAGATGTGCGGCTTTACCAGGTCAACGCTGGCAAGTTCATCTACGACATGTCAGCGCAGGAACTGGCCGACCTGCTCGAAGCGGTACAGGTTATTCTCGACGATTACCTGCTCGAAGGCGGCGAACAAAGCCTGTGGGCGATGGATTACGTCGCCGCAGAGGCGCAGCGCGGCACGCTGGAGGCCTTCAACAACCTCTCGCAGCAGTCGCAGGTGTACGCCAGCCAGACGACGCTACAGCAGCTTTTAAGCAGCCCTGCATACCAGAACCAGATCGCCAGTGCCTACATCAGCACGTTTAGCGACTGGAAGCTGGAAGCTGACCGGGCGCGCGGTGACCTGGCGAACATCATCGCGGATGCCGTTGGGCGCGGTGTGAATCCCCGCGAAACGGCGCAGGTGATAAGCAAGCGCCTTGATGTCTCTATGGGCCGCGCAAAGACTATCGCTCAGACTGAGCAGGTCGGCGCGCTGCGCCAGGCTCAATGGAACGAAACGGACTGGGCTGCTGACCGGTTAGGTTTGAATACCGGCTTGCTGTGGCTGTCGGCACTCAAGCCGACCACGCGCAGCTGGCACGCCAGCCGTCACGGCAAGGTCTACACCACCGAGCAGGTGCGAGACTTCTACGCTGAGAACGGCAACCGGTACAACTGCTATTGCAGCCAGATTCCAGTGCTGCTCAACGACGACGGCAGCATTTTCAATCAGGGGTTAGCTGAGAAGCTGGAGAAAGAGCGCAAACAGTGGTCCCCGAATAAAAAGGCAGCATAGTTATTTTTTGCATGGATATTTAGCATTCAGGTAAATCATGATTATGGAGCTAGCCTGTTTATCTCGGATGCCGGGGTTGCTTTTTAGATATTCACCGACCATGTCGCCGATTTGCCCTCTTGTGATTTTGTCACCAGTGCAAACGGCAAAGCCTTCTAGCGTGTCCCACACGCCGGTTACGTACCCCAAATACTCACTTGCATCTACTAAATCTTTTTCACTTGGTGATGCTTGTTCGGCACGGATTGACGCTTTGTAGAGTTCATAAAGCTCATTGCCAGTTATGAAACCTGCCTTGGCTGGGAGGGCGACTACAAACACTAAGGCCAGTAACCATTTTTTCATTTTAATAATCCAAAGGGTTAAACATGAACCTTACCAGTATTCATGTTAAATCCCTCGCCATCAACGCCTCCAACATCTCAACGACAACGATCAACGGCCAGGAGCACTACGTCATTCGTGGTGCGGTTCCGATCGTCGATGACATTGTTATGAATGGCGGCCTGTACCCGGCGGAGGAGATTAACAACAGCTACCAGACGATGGAAGGCAAGCTGATGCCTCTTCCGCACCCGATGGTAGATGGCAAATATGTCAGCGCCAATGACCCGCGGGCCATTAACAGCTATCACGTCGGTGCATGGGCGCAGAACGTCAGCAAGTCAGGCGACCAGGTCGTCATGGACGTTTATATCAATAAGGCGGTCGCCGAGACAAAGCCTGACGGTAAGCGCCTGATTAATCGTCTTGATGAGATGATCGCTGGTACCAACACCGACCCGATCCATCTGTCTACCGGCTTACTCACAAACAAAGAGAGAAAGTCAGGCGAGTCGAAGCAGAAGAAGTACTCATGGATCGCTCGCAATATGCAGTTCGACCATATCGCTATCCTGCTCGATGAGCCGGGCGCCGGCACTCCAGAAGAAGGAGTCGGCATGTTCGTGAATGCCGATGGTCAGGAAGGCGAAGTCGAGACTGCAAGCCTCGTTGAAGCCGCAAATAGCCTCAAAGATGGCCTGCTGAACAAAGTGAAGTTCTTCCTCACCCACAACTCAGATGCCTCATTCGATGAAATCTACCAGATGCTGCGTGAAGCCATTCGCGCGCCGTCAGGCAGCGATGTTTATCGCTATGTCGTGACCGTATGGCCCGACAAATTCATTTTCGAAGAGGGCAATAAGCTCTTCCAGCAAAAATACCTCATCGACGACAGCACAGTCACGCTGGTCGGCGATCCGGTAGAGGTCGTGCGCAAACCTACTGAGTACGAAGTCAAAACCAACGGAGAAACAAACCCGATGAAAGAGAAGATGATCGCCGCGCTCAATGCCGCAGGCGTTAAAACCGAGGGGCTGACCGACGATCAGGTCTGGGATGCCTATAACCAGCAGGTTCAGAAGAAAGCAGGCGACCAGCCGGGTACTCAGATTAACTCTGACGCGATTACTGCGGCAGTAAATCTGGCAATTAAGCCTCTGACTGACGAGATCAGCACGCTGAAAACTCAGCTGCAGGCCAACGCTGAAAAAGACCTCAAGACCAAGCGTGAAGCGGTCAAAGCGAAATTCCCGTTCATGACCGAAGCGGCGATCAACTCGCTGGCCGGCGAAGCGCTGAACGACATGTATGCACAGTGCCAAACCAGCACAGGTTTGAACCCATCTTTCCAGCAGGCCAATGCTGAAAATGACCAGTGGAAAGACTATGACCTCAACGCTGGCATCGATCAGGAGAAAAAATAATGGCTAACGTCATCTATCGTGGCCCGGTCGAGCGTGAGCCGGAAACCATCAACCTTCCTGTCGCATCTGCTCTTAATCCGGGTGTTGCCGTAAAAATCGCTTCCGGCAAGTTGGCGGCATCTGCAGACACTACCGGCCGCTGGTTCATCCTCGGAAATCGGCGCTTCATCGGTCAGGCGATTACTACTGCCTACGCAGCTAACGAGACTGGTGTGGCATATCGCGTGGAGGGGGTGCAGGAATACAACGTTCGCCTGGCAGCAGCAGCCTATACGGTAGGCCAGGAGCTGACCATCGGTACCGGCGGCGTATTCAAGGCGGCCGCAACCGGCAACCAGGTCGTCGCAACGTTCGACGAAAAAGCAGGGCGCACTCTGGCGGCGGAAGGTTTCGCCGACGTGGTGATCCTTTCCACTCCGTACGCCAAGGCATAAGGAAAGCAAGAATGTTAAAGTTTACTCCACAGCAGCAAAAGCTGATTCTCAATGCCCGCCGTCGCTGGGACATGATGCAGCGCAATATGGCTGCACAGCATGGCTTTGCAGTCAACGATGCGAACGGTCAGTTCATTGCGTTTGATGAGCTTGTCGGTAACGCCTCCGTGCTGCCGAAAGATGTCTGGGGCGAATGGGACCGCTCTGCGATTACCGTTCAGCGTGACGTGCTGTCAGTGTTTAACGACCTGGCTGCCAGCGTTTCCCGCCCTATGGCGCTCGGTAAGATCGTCCATTACTTCATGACCCTGTCCGATTCCGGCGATGTAAACATCAGCCTGGATGGACGCGGCAAGGCGAAGGGCGATCAGCCTGTCATGGATTACGAAGGCACGCCGCTGCCGATCATCGACAGTGAGCTGACTTTCGGCTGGCGCCAGATGCTGGCAGCGCAGACTGAAGGCTACTCTCTGGACAGCGACGCCATCTCCAACCATCAGCGCAAAGTGGCTGAGAAGCTGGAAGACATGGTGCTGAACGGCGATCCAAACATCAACGTCGGAGGCGCGACCATTTATGGACTGCGTACTGCCCCTAACCGCGGAACCGGAACTCACGGCCTGACCCTGAACGGTGCCAGCGGCGCGCAGTGGGTTGCGGCAATCTCCGACCTGATTAACCTGCTGCATAACGAAAACTTCTATGCACCGGTGACGATCTACCTGAACTACAAAGACTGGTTCTACGCATCGGTTAACGACTATGCCGCGAACTATCCGAAGACCATCCTGTCCCGCATCATGGAAATTCCAGGCGTGGCCGCGCTGGTTCCGGCCTCCAGAGTTCCGACCGATGAACTGCTTGGCGTTGTTAAACGCCCCGACGTCGTTCAGATCCTGAATGGCATGCCGATGACCATGCGTCCGAAAGCACGCCTTAACCCGGAAGATGATTATGTCTTCTCGGTTCTGGCCGCCGCGGCTCCGCAGTTCAAACACGATGCAAATGGCCAGGCTGGTTACGTTCAGCTGACCAAAGCATAACCTGTGGGGCTTCGGCCCCATCTTTTTTACGGAGGCCGCATGGCTGGTAAAGAACAACAATGGCTGCTCACCCATGACAGCCACGAACTTAAAAAGGGCGAAGTTTACAAAGGTGAAACTCTCCCGCTTTGGCTGGTTGGTAAGGCAATCCCCGTGGGAGATCAGGTGCTGGAGGTGGCGACCCCGGCCGATCTGCAAAAGCTGCAGGCTGACCTCGACGAGGCTAACGGCAAAGTAGAATCGCTAACCGCTGGTAATGCCAAGCTGCAGGCTGACCTCGACGAGGCTCAGAAACAAATCGACGAGCTGAAGAAAAAGGCGAAATAACCATGGCTGACCCAATCACAGCGGCAGACGTGCAGGCGTTCCTCGGTGAGTTGGGTTACTCCATCCCGGCCGCTCTGCTCGATCCGATTCTCTGCGTGGTGAACAAGATTATCCCTTGCCTCGATGGTGCTGGATACGACGAATGCACGGCAAAGCTCATTCTGATGTATGCCGCTGCGCTCATGGCGACGTCATCCGGTGCCCGGCGAATAAAATCGCAGGGGGCGCCATCAGGAGCGTCGCGCTCGTTCGATTACGGAGACGACGGCATTACCTGGCTGCGTGACTCGCTGGCGAAACTGGATACCAGCGGCTGCACCAGTGAACTTCCGATCAGTGCTGGCAACACTGTGGGCCTGTTTATGGTGGTCGGGGGCTGCTAATGGCGTGGGTTTCAGTTCAGCAACGACTGCCGCGGACGTTTACCCGGGTGTGGGTGATTACCGATACCGGTGAGCAAACGACAGCATACGTGAAAAGCGACGGCGAGTGGTACATCAACTGCGACCGCATACGCGCCACAGGCGCCGCTGTGCTGCGATGGAGGGATGACTGATGTCTTCGGTAGCTAATTGGTCATACACGGCAACGGCGACAATCTGGCGGCGCATACGCGATGCTGACGGTAGTGATACCGACGGCGGAGGTCAGCCGTACGGGTGGGAAGCGCCAATCGCTATCCTCTGCGACTACCAGGGCGGCCTCTCTGCAAAAATCGGTGACCTTGGCCGGGAAATCGTGGTTAAAAACACGATATGGACCGAGTACGCAACGGCGCGGGAGGGAGATTACATCCTGATTGGCGCATCGACCGATGCGGCTCCGCCTGATGAGGCCGACGAGATACGGCAGATCGTCCAGTTCGCAGATACGTTCGAGCGACTGGCGGACGATTTCGCACTGATTACGGGAGTCTGATTATGGGCGCTAAAGTTCGCGGCATTCGCCAGGCCAAGGCCAACCTCGATCGCATCATCAAAGACGTCCAGGGACGTAAAGTCGTGCGAGCAATCCAGTCTGCGATGCTTATCGGCAGTGCGCAGGCTGCGCTTTACACCCCGATCGATACGTCTACGCTCATCAACAGCCAGTTCCGCGAAATCATGGCTAACGGCACCAGGGTAACTGGGCGCGTTGGTTACTCTGCTTCTTATGCGGTGTTCGTTCACGACCCGGCAGTGAAACAGAACTTCACGCGAGCAACGGCCCGTAAGGAGTTCTTAACGAAGGGCTTCGAGGATACCCGCAGCCAGATTGACGCGGTGGTGAAGAAGGAGCTTTCGCTATGACCCCTCCGATGTATATGCGCCTCAAAGACCTGTTTGTGACTGAGGGGCTTACCGCGGGGTTTAAGGTCCAGTGGCGGCAATGGCGCGATACCGGCAAAGATACTGATCAGTTCATCGTATTCCGGTCTTCAGGCGGCACCGATATCACCTTTGACCTCGGCGGAGACTGGTATGTGATGGTTGATGTGATCTCCTCAAAGGCGAATCCCGATGCTGCTGACGCCGCGGTAAACGCCATTGTCGAGTATATCAGCGCGCAATCCGGCGCCGATGATTGCGTTGGCGCGCTGCGGCTTGTCGGTAATGTCCCGGCGCCGATCCCCACCGAAGAGGGCCGATTAGTAACCCGGCTACTCATCTCCTGCACATACGGCGAATAATCGTCAGAATCACCCATCAGGCTGCCATATGGCGGCCTTTTTTAATTGAGAGGCATACATGCAAGGCTGCGCTAATGACACCGGCAAGCTGATTGGTAAAGTGGCCGTGCTCCGCATGGCTTTTGGCTGTGCTGATACGGTTCCTGCGCTTTCCGAATGGAAGCGACTCGGCGCCATGACCACCAAGGGCTTTGACTACTCCATGAATACCGTCACCTCTGAGGCTGACGATACGAAAGGTCTGGTTGAGAACCTGGTCAACAACATGGACTTCACCATCTCCGGCGAAGGTGAGTTCCGCAAGAAGGACAAGACGACGGAAGTCGGCGCCATCACCATCTCGAAATATATTTTCGATGAGGTACAGGCAGGCCGTCAGCCGACAGTCTGGGTCCGCTTCGACTTCACTGGTGAAGACGCTGGCACTTATATCATGGGGTACTTCAACACCACCTCCTGGTCTGGTGATTTCGGCACCTCTGATATTTCCACCTTCTCCGGAGAGTGGAAAGTAGCTGATGCAGACACCGTGGTATTTGAGGTCGCTCCGCCGGCGCTGGCGTTTACCACCAACCTGCCGACGACCAAGAGCGTGGCAGCCGGATCGGCTCTGAATATGTCGGTCGTGGTTGAGGGTGGCACTGCGCCTTACACCTACGTCTGGAAGAAAGATGGCACGGTTGTCAGCGGGCAAACAACGTCGACCTTCAACAAGGCCGGCGCTGTTTCTGGTGATGCCGGGGTTTATACCTGTGAAGTCACCGATTCTTCCGCGACACCAGTCAAGATCACGTCTGCATCCTGCACGGTCACTATCAGTTAACCACCAGGCCATTTCGTGAATAGTACAAAGGGCGTTCTGCGCCCTTGATACTGTTTATGGAGCGACTATGACCCCGATTAAAGAATTAGGCGAATGTGTAATCGGATTCGGTGACCGGGAATTCTTTTTCCGGCCGTCGTTTCGCAACATGGCGCGAATCGGTGAGCCCGAGGAGATTGTTCAGGCGTTCTATGACCTGTGCAATGACGAGGCGACGCCATTCGCGCAGCGCGCAGCTGAGGCCTATATCCGCGATGAGTACAGCCGCCTTCCTGATTGCGTCCTGCGGTTTATGCAAAGCGGGCTCCTGTCACGCAAGGCAATCATGGCAGCGCATACGATACTGACAGCTTGCTGTGACGATGATATCGGCGATCTGGTTGGATGGATGAAGCCGGGGAAATCACGCAAGCGTGGCTTCGTCTGGCGTCCGGGCAGCATGCCGCCGGAAAGTATGGTTATCGTCGCGCAAAACCTGATGGTGCACGGCATCATCGGCAAAGCGAAGGTGCGTAAGCTGCAGCGTTACGAAACGAATGAGACAACCGCAGAATTCCGCGCAGCCGACTACATCATGGCGGCCCGCAACCATTTCGGCATAAGCCGGGAAGAGGCTGAGAACCTCACGATGACAGAGTTCGCCATGATGATTAACGCCAAATACCCAAATCAGAACGGCTTCACGCGCGAAGAGTACGACACGGTCATGGACGAAGACGATCGCCGCTGGCAGGCGATGATGGAGCAGGAACAAGCCCGTAAACCAAATAAACCAGCCTCGGCATAGTCCGGGGCTTTTTTATACCCGCAACAAATCGCGCATTCGCGTGCGCTTCTTTCAGCAAGAGCTTTCCGTAGTGTGAGTCTGAGACTGGGCGGTGGATTTCATCGTTCCGCTCTTGGCTGCCCATGTCTACGCGAACAGGCTCGCACCACAGAAAGGTAAATACGATGAAATATCCAACCGTATCAGTGAACGGCGTCTCCGTTCGTGTCGATGGCGATGGCCGCTATAACTTCAACGATCTTCATGCTGCGGCAGTAGCAAAAGGGGAGGCAACTGAGTCGCAGAGGCCCAGTAAATTCCTCCGCAGCGCTCAGGTTAAAAGATTCATCAAAGCATTGCAGTCCAAAGCCCAAAAAAGTGCTTTGGAACAAATTCAACCACTTAAGGTAGTTAAAGGTGGGGATGAGCCTGGTGTCTGGGGAGTGGAGCTGCTTGCCATTCGCTATGCAGCATGGATTAAGCCCGAGTTCGAAATCGAGGTGTATGAGGTATTTCGGACGGTTGTTCGTATGGGCATTGGAGCAATGTCCCGCCTGAATAAAATCGACCACATCATCAACACAGAAACAAAGGCTATCAGTCAGTGTGCAAGCCAGATGGCGAAGTGGGGTATTGGCGGGCGTAAACAATTGCTCCATGCTGCGCGTGATCGGGCAGCTGATGAGGTTCAATTGTATTTGCCGGGCATTGCATGAATTTGGAATAGCCCACTCAGGTGGGCTTTTCTTATTAGGCTATGATGAAAATTCATTCTGCTGTATTTCACCCTAATGGGTGTTTTATTGATGCACTGAACCAGTCTGATTTCTGGGTGCTGCTTAGCCGCACTTTGGGGTGGGCAGGTTCTAACTGGTGTGCGAATCTGATGAATTTACCCCAGATGGAGGAATCTTTGAATTAGTGGAAGTGCTACCGGCAGGCTCAGAGCCCCTTTCACCACTAATTCCTTCGTCAAATGTTCTATGGCGTTTGCCGGAAGCTGCCGAAGCTTTGAAACGATACTCTCCTTCTCAGATTCGGGAATGTTTGCCAGAGAGATAAAATCCTCAATGGCTGTAAGTGTTTCTCGATGCAATTTGATGGTTTGAACTTTCAAAATCGCACCTAGTCCGCCATCCTGAAGTAAGAAATCAATTCCATCTTTTGTGGCGAGCATCCCTCCAAGCGCCACGCTTGTTGTTGCCAAGTGATTGTGGGAAAACATCCTAATTAAGCCATGCTCAACAAGGTAGCTTATATTTGCCAGGACTTTTTGCGAGTGTTCTTCAGAGTAAAATTCTATATGCTTACGAAATTGCTCATGTGAAGTTGTTTTGGGGTATGCATCCACAGCGGCCTTAAGTATAAGCAGCTGTAATTCTCTGTCGAACTTATCCATGTTGATTCCTTGTTTTTGGTTTACCATCCAACCTACCCTGGAAGCTCACCGCCGAACATCCTGATAAACGATCAGGTGGTTTTGTCGTATCGCTTACCCTCTGCTACGATTGCCGCATCATTTACTGAGGGGGATAGGGATATGAGCTTTGCCAGTCAATCTACGCAGCAAATTTTTCCATTTCCGGCTGACGTTGCCTTTGAAAAACTTTTAGAGGCTATTCCAGAAGTCGGGATGACGATTAAACAGAAGGATGACACACTTCGCCGAGTTTCCGTAAGTGCTGGAATTTCACTTTTCTCATGGGGTGAAAATGTGTCTATTGTGGTGAATTCCGACGGCGAAAACTCATGCGTCGTCGGTATAGACTCCGCCCTGAAGTTAGGCGTTAACGTGACAGGTGCACACAGGCATCAGAAAAACTTCGACAAAATCATTTATGCACTTAGCGGCAAATTAAAAGAGTGGCAAAGGCAGCAGCCTTTAGACCTCGGTCCCGAAAAAACAGATGATGAGTATCTCGAAGAGGCCCGAAGAAAAGCTGGGCTAATATAACAAAACTCAACCCCAAAACCTCGCTTCGGCGGGGTTTTTTATTGCCCGGAGAAAAGGAAATGGCTGAGAACGCTGGCGGTATTTATTACGACATTGAAATGGATGTGCGCGGGCTACTTACCGCTCAGCAGCGCGTTAACCAGCGCCTTGATCTGATGGAACGGGGATTTGATAAAACATCACGCTCTATTGACACCACTGAGCGCTCTATGTCGAGCTTGTCCCGTGTTGCGGTTGCACTGACAGCAGCTCTTTCTGTCCAGCAGGTGGCTGAATATGCTGACGCATGGGCCACGGTTAATAACAAATTATCCAACTCTCTTCGGCCATCAGAGCAGTTAGCAGACGTAACCCAGCGAGTTTTTGATGTTACTCAGGCTACCAGAAGTAGTCTGGATGCAACTGCTACATTGTATGCTCGACTGGAAAGAGGGACGCGGCAGTACAATACATCAGCCGAAGATCTGGCAAAGCTCACCACAATAATTAACCAAGGTTTTGTCGTTTCCGGCGCTACAGCCCAGGAAGCAGAAAACGCAATCATCCAGTTGTCCCAAGGTATTGCCTCTGGTGTTCTGAGGGGGGAGGAATTCAACTCGGTAGCTGAGCAGGGTAGTCGCCTTATGGTTGCCTTGGCTGATTCTTTAGGTGTTGGTATTGGCGAGTTGAGGGCGATGGCGGCTCAAGGCAAGCTAACTACTGACGTAGTGGTTAAGGGTCTTTTATCTCAGGGATCGGTTATCGGAGCTGAGTTTGCTAACACAACCACGACTATCAGCCAGGCTCTTCAGGTTGCGGGCAATAACATCACTAAGTTTTTCGGCGAAAACTCTACCGTAAAAACCGGTGTGGCAATTTTCAGTGATGCGGTCGTTACTATCAGTGAAAATATCGGCGGCCTGAGCGCTTTGCTGACAGGCGTCGCGGCTATTCTTGGGAGTCGGTATGTCGGCGCCTTAACTATGGCTACTGCGGCTAAAATCAAAGCAGCTGCCGCATCACGCACGCTTTCAGCAGAAGAATCATTAGCAGCTCAGGCTTCCGCGAATAAAGCAGCGGCAGACCTCAGGGCTGCAGCGGTCGCAAAACAACGGGCCTTAGATGAGATAAGGCTCGCAGAAATGATGCGCCTTACTGCTATCAGCGAAACCAACGCTGCGGCAGCTGAACAGCGCTTGTCCGTTGCCAGGGTTGCGGCTGCCGGTGCGGTTGATAATTATAATCGAGCACTGGCGGCAAACAGGGCTGCTCAAATGGCTCTCTCATCTGGTGCCAGCCTTGCTAGCAGGGCTCTCGGGTTAATTGGTGGGCCTGCCGGAGCGGCAATGCTTGCTGCTAGTGCAATCCTTTACTTTTCACAGCGCGCAAAAGAGGCCAGGAATGACGCTAATGCCCTTGCAGATAGCGTTAACGATCTGAGCTCAAAATTCCAGACGATGTCGCATACAGAGCTGGCGGCAACGATAGGAAAGCTAAGCCAAAGCCTGCCTGAATTAAGTGACGCGGTATCAGACGCACAAAAGGAATTCAATGACGCGACATCGGCTGTCCAGCGACAGCAGCGAGAAATTGCAAACTGGGGTACGAATACAACGAGAGGGCGGCAGGCTGCCGAGGCGCTTAGCGGCGCACAGGATAACCTAGCTATAGCTACCCTTGAGCTGGAGAAGGCCCAGAACAGACTGAGTCAGACCCAAAACGCCATTAACATTGGCCGCGCTACGCTAAACGGAACGATGAAGCAAGGTATCGATTTGCTGCGCAGGGATGGGCAGGAAGCGGGAATTGCTGCCGGCATGATGAGCAAGTTGGGAGATATGATTAATTTTGCGGCCAAGGCAAAAGACAAATTCAACTCCAGCAGCCTCATGGTTGAACGCCCGAAAGATGTTCAGGAGTATCTGGATAAGCTACAGGATCAGGTAACACTTCAGAGCGAGCTTAATGACAGGAAGCGAGCGCAATTAAGGGCTGAGCAGGACATTAGGAAACTCGGTGGATCAGAGGCGGATGTTAACCTTGCTCGTGACAGAGCAGCAGCTGAATTCGATGCTCAACAAGCGCAGCAAAATAACAAAAAGGCCACCAAGGAAGCGGAATCTGAGGCTAAGAAACTTGCTAACCAGCAGGAATCGGTAAACCAAAAACTTGAAAATCTGCGCCAGCAATCAGAGCTCGCTGCTGGCTCAACGCAGGAGTTAAGCCGGGAGCAGGCAGTATTACAGGCTCAGCAATCACTAGGTAAGGGAGCCACCCAAGAGCAAATTGCTCTTGCCGGTAAATACCGTGGAGAAATATGGGATACGGCTAATGCCCTCAAAGCCCAGGCTGCGGCAGAAAAACTGCTCCCTGAAGCCAGAGAGAATGCGTCTTACCAGCAGGATGTTAAAGATCTGCAAACTGCACTGGCCGCCAAAAAAATCACTCAGCAGCAGTACAATCAGACCAGCGAACAACTTGAGCAACAACACCAGGTTAATCTGGCTAAGATCCGTTCTCAGCAAGTGGTTAACCCGACACAGCAGGCTGCCGCCGAGGTTGATCCTGTTCAACGACTGGCCAACCAGCACGCTCAGGAACTCGCGCTTATCCAGCAGTTTGAGCAGCAGGGTGTCTTGGCCCATCAAAATGCGCTGGCCCTCAAAAACGCAGCCGACACGCAGTACGAGCAGCAGAGGACCGCAGCTCAATGGGAAATCCTCAGCCAGCAGAGCCTCGGCTACAACATGTTGACGAGTGCAGTGGACGCATTCAGTGGTAATGCTTCCAATGCAATCACCGGCCTGCTAACCGGCACAATGTCAGCACAGGAGGCGATGCGGTCGCTCGGTAACACCATCCTGAACAGCGTGATCAACAGCATTGTCCAGGTTGGTGTTGAGATGCTGAAGAACTTCATTCTGTCTCAGACACTCGGGGCGGCGACTCAGGCGGCAAATGCTGCATCGGCCATTGCCGGTGGCGCGGCTGCTCTTGCGGCATGGTCTCCTGCAGCTATCGCAGCATCCATTGCCACAGGTGGCACCGCATCAGCTACTGGCTTAACCGCCTATCAGGGAGCGCAGGCAGCAGGAAAGGCAATGTCCGTGCTCGGCGCTCGCTACAACGGCGGCCCGGTATCAGCTGGCGGCCTGTATCAGGTCGGCGAGAAAGGTAAGCCAGAGATTTACCAGGCCAGCACCGGCAAGCAGTACATGATCCCCGGCGATAACGGGAAGGTCATCAGCAATAAGGATATTAATGGCGGCCAGGTCCAGGTAAACATCCAGTTTTATGACCAGACCAGTGGCGGACAGCATTCATTCCACGCTCTGGCCAGCCAGGAAGGCGGTGTTGTGACAGTGGAAGCTTTTCTTACCGATGTTGATCGCAATGGGCCAATGTCCTCTGCAATTCAAAGCGCTTATGGCCTCGGAAGAAAAGCGCAAGGTGCTTACTAAACCAAACCCGCTCCGGCGGGTTTTTTAATGCCCGGAGGAAACGTGGCAACTGTTCAATACCCTCCGTTCCTGCCGCTTCCCCAGCGCGCCGATCAGAACATGACGCAGGATACAGCCTGGCAGACGACGCAGACGGCGGTCGGCCCCCTGATAATCACGCCGATCACCACAGACCTTAAGGCGACATGGACGCTGCAGTGGATATTCACGCTTGCTCAGGCCGAGCGGTTTAAGTCGTGGCTGCGCTCGCCGACATACTGCGACCGCGGGCGTAACTGGTTCCAGATGCCGATCGACCTGGGTGATACGCAGGGAGTTCAGCAGCAGACGCTGCATTTCGTCGATATGCCGGTGCAGACCAGCAAAAACGGCAACATTGTCACCTGGGCGGCAACGGTTATCAGCAACGGTATCGAGGACATTACCGAGGACTACGACGACTGGATCGTTGAGGCCCAGCCTGGCTATGGATACTGGCTGGATTACCTGATAACCGAAGTAATGCCGAGGGCTGACTAATGCCGACATTGAGAGAGTGGAAGGAGCGCCGGCCGGCGAGCGACATCAAACAGACGGTGGAGTTTTATCACCCTGCTTTTGGTTATTACCGGGTGGTCAATAACCTGTTTCGCCCGGCGACGTTTGGCGGAAACTCGTTCGAGCCTGCGCGGTTCAGCGTGACCGAGCCGGCGCAGGACGGAACGGCAGTTATATCCATGACGATAACCTTTGTTGCCGCGACGGAGCATGTTCGGCAGACACTGAAAAGCTGGCGCGGGGCGGCGCGCATGACGCCGATAAAGTGCCTGTATCAGCAGTGGAATGCGATCGGTGACACTACATCCCTGAAAGACTGGACGCTTTACGTGAACGACATTTCAGCCGATGCCAGCAACGTCACCGTGACCGCTGGCAAGACCAATCCGCTGACGCTGGCCAACTCCATCATTTACACCACGAAAGACTATCCCGGGCTGATCACCGTATGACACAGAGCGACTTTATCGGGTTTGTTAACGGCAAGCCCTGGGCTAATCGCGCCTGCAGTTTTGAGCAGATGGACTGCTGGGGCCTGGTGGTTCTCTATTACCGGCATGTGCTCGGCCTGGAGCTGCATCACATCGCCGGCTACGAATCGGGCGCGGATTTCATCACCTGCTACGAACAGGAGCGCGCCCACTGGAGGCGTGTGCCGGTGGCGGCCATCGGATGCATCGCCGTTTTTTACCGCGGTGATGTGCCGGCACATATCGGTGTGATGATCAGCTCGGTTAAGTGCCTGCATGCCCGCGGGGAATTTGGTTTCGTGCGCTGCGATAGCCCGCTGGCATTACTGAAGGTTTACAGCAAAGTGGAGTACATGGTGCATGGTGCGATATGAGTTACAGAGGCTGCCTGGCGCGCCGCTGCAGCGGGGAACGGTAGATGCCGGCACCACACTGGTGAGTCTGCTGGATTCCCTGCAGCTGCACCGCGATGTTATCGTGAAACTGAATGGCCGAGCGCTGCCTGACGATTACGATATCAGCCTGCCACTGCGATCTGGTGACGTCGTGGCTGTGTTCGACCAGCCAGAGGGCGGGGTAGGCAAACTCATCACCACGATATTGCGTCCGGTCACGAAAATCCTCTCCGGCGCGCTGAAGGTGTTCGGCCTGTCAAATAAGCCCAGCGCGTCAGTATCGGTGGCGACAGGCGAATCCCCCAATAATGACCTGACAGGCCAGACGAACCGCGCGCGACTCTACAAGGGGCGCCCGAACATTTACGGCCAGTGCCGCGTCTTTCCTGACCTGATTCAGGAGGCGCTGTTCGAGTTTGTCGACAATAACAAACAGCTTACGGAGTGGTTCGAGGTAGGTTATGGCCGGTACACCATTTCCTCGATCCGCTACTCGGAATCGAACCTCGGCAGCCTGGCGGGAGCCAGTTCTGCGATTTATAACCCGGGTGACGTGATCGGCACGATTGAAGTCGGCTATCAGTTCGATGACGTCGATAACGAGACAGTCCCCGGCCTGAACGAAAGCCAGGACTTCCCGGCCCAGACAGCTACCACGACGGCGCCGACATCAGTGGCGATAGAGAGTAATCAGCTCAAAGCCATTGTGCTGTCGAACGATGATAACTTTGCCTACTTTGCGGCGCTGGCGGTACCTCATCCCGTGTCATTCGTCATTAACGCTACCTGGAACGACGGCGGAACAAGCGTCACACGCAACGTCACCGGTGCCGGGAACATCATCTCCTCGGAGAGCTTTATCGGCGACGATACGCTGTCGTACACGACGTTCTATATTGGCGAGCTCTCCGGAGAGATTACGTCTTTTCCGGGCAATGCGGTCATCAACCCGACGCTGTTCACGCTGAATGACCAGACACCCCTTGTTATCGGGCCGTCAGTGTCGCCGATCGTCTCGACGCAGGTCTGGGTGCATGTGTTGGTTCAGCTCGGCGCGACGGCCGGCACAACGCAATACCGGATCAAGTTCTGGCAGGTCGATGACGACAACAATCAGGTGCCTGGTACGTCGGAGCAGCACGATTATTTCTTCGATAACGACTTCCAGGTAACGACCCGGTATTTCCGCACAACGCATAAGTTTGTCCCGGCTGCCGGGGCGGGGCGCTATGCGGTCACCATCGAGCGCCTCGATAACAGCAATGACGCCAACGTCGTGACACTGATGGCGATCCACGCGGTGAACGTACGCGAAAACGTCGTGCATCCGGAAGACACGATTGCCCGCATCACGATCAAAGGATCGAATGACAGCAACAGCAACCGCGAGCAGAAGTACAACATGCTGGCGCAGCGGCATACCATCAGCTACGACCGGACAACCGGCGCGGTCGATTATACGCTGCGGCCGAGTCGCTCGTTTGCCGACGCCATCCTTCACGAATGGGTGGTTGTGGGTAAGCAGGACGTGGCCAGCATTGACGTCGCCGCTCTTTATGCCATTGCCGATTCGCTGCCGGATGCCCAGCTAGGATATTTCGATTACACCTTCTCGGATGAGAAGCAGCCTCTTGGTGAGCGCATAGCGACGATCGCCAATGTGGCCCGCGTAGACGGCAACAATATCGGCGATGTGCTGACGTTCTGGCGTGATGAGAAAGTGACAAATCCGGATGCGGTTTTTGCGCGCTCAAACATGTTCTGGGATGAGTACAAAGTGGCATGGCAAATGTCTCTACCCGGCGGTTACGACGGCGTGGCGCTGGACTATGTCGACCCCCTGACGAACAAGAAGGCGTACATCTACCTGCAGATCGACAGCAGCGGCATCACTGAGGTTGAGGATGCCACTGTTAACGCGATGCAGATCAGCCTGGACGGTTGCCGAAACGCCACTCAGGCAACCGATAGAGCCTGGCTTGAGGCGAGGAAAATCCTCTACTCGCGCCTGACCATGACGGTGAAAGTACTGGACGAAACGCAAGTTGTGCGCGGTACGGTGGTTCAGTGTCCGGACATGTACGACAACGCGCAGCAGACCGGCTACATCACAGGGAGATCCGGTGACGTATTTTCGACGTCAGAGCGTATCGACTTCTCACTCGGGGATATGTGGGTGGTGATGACCGACAGCCTCGGCAATTACCGCGGGCGCTGGCGAGCCTATCCGGTAAGCGGCAAGCCCAAAGCATTCCAGGCTGCAGCCGATACCTTCGATCTGAACATTTATGACCGTGAAAATGTGCAAAACCCCAGCCGGTATTTCATCGCTACCGACTCGGAACTGAACTCCACAATCTGGCGCGTCGATAGCGCCAAACCCAACGGTGACGATACTCAAACGCTTTCCCTGACTGAGTATTCAGACTCGATTTACCCATAATCAACTTTCGCGCACACCATCGGATTAATACTCTGATGACTTCGTGCGCCTTTTATATAGGGCGACAAGCACATGGCAGAATTACCAACGCCAACGCAAAAGACGGTACCGAGTGATGATATACGGGACCACGTTTATGCGGGCGGAATGCTGGATAAGGTTGTTACCAGCACAGAGTTGAAGTATACCGATCGTCTCGGCGGCGAGCACTACACCGTAGACGGCATGAAGGCTGAAGGAGACAAGGTTGTCGAAGAAACCCGGCAGAACCTGATCCCTCTCAGTCGCCAGTATATGACACTGGCGGCAGCGCAGGCGGACATCGCGAATATTCCAGAAGGCAGCAGCACCTATGTGCGTAGCCCGGACAGCAGCGCGCTGGCTGACGAGTACATGAATGTGGCTGGGACGCTGACAGCAACCGGGCGTAGAATGCCTTCTCAAGCGGCCATCCAGGCAGTTCTTGACTATATCTCATCTCTCATTGCTACTGATGATGCTGATTCTCCTTTACTGACACTTAATGATGAGGCGGGGTTTCGTCTGGCGGCATTCGGCCTGAATGCAATTCAGAGCAATGCGATGACGGCTGAGTATGATGAGTTTATTGATGGTTTTGTGTTCCGGGATAGCGTCGGATTCGTTATTCAGCAAATAGGGACTCCTCTGCTCAGCTCTGTTGACAGTGTTCAGCCTGTCGTTGAGCAGCAGCGATTGGTGACTGAGGCATTCAGTGCTGAGTCTGACGCGGATATTTCTGGTTTTGTATTTCGCGACAGTGTGGGATTTGTCCTGATGAATCTCAATGGTGAGCAAAGCAATCAGAATAACGATGGGGTAGATGACATTTCACGCAGAAATGCAGCAAATCTTGCCGCTGCTGCTGCCGCACGAGACGAAATTAATACGCGTATTGCTCGGCCGGTTTACGATTACAATATTCTGATCACAGACGGCCAGTCGCTGAGTAACGGGACTGAGGGATGGGCAGCACTGAGCAAGGACATTCGCGCTACTCTGAACATTAATATGCTCGGTGACTCCGTCCGGCCAAAAAATGAGAATGGTTCAACATTTACGCCGTTGAACGGAGCTGTAATCAGATCAGCCCGTGCGGTGGTGCAGGATTTAATCGCCCCTCCTGACGGCGGAAACCTTATGACCGATGAGGCTGTGGCCGCGCTGCCGCGTGGCGCTAACAATTTCGGTGAAACCGTCGATATCGGCGCGATGTGGATGTGGCGGGAAATGCAGTTACAGTTCCGGGGAGTGGCAACGGATGAGCGCAAAATTGTGGCCGTTAACTGCGGGGTCGGCGGACAGATTATTGAGCGTCTGTCAAAGGAGCACTCCTGGGGATTCTACAACCGAATCATTTCAGCCGTTACCCAGATTAAAGCTATTGCTGACGCCGAAGGGAAAACCTGCGGCGTGGTTGGTTTTTTATATCTTGGCAATGAATATAACTATGACAGCACAAAAGGAGGGGCGACAGACCGCGCAGAATACAGAGCACTCCTGAGAAAGCTCATTGATGATGTCATTACCGATACTACCGCTATCACCGGGCAGACAGAGCCCCCCCTGACTGTGCTGTATCAGACCAGCGGCAGCTGGACGCGCGACAGCACGAATATGAGCATTGGCGAGGCTCAGCTCGATATCTGTGCAGCAGATGCAAACGTCATGATGGCAGCACCGGCGTATGCCGTCACCGACAAAGGCGGACATCTCGACGCGAATGGCTACCGCTGGCTGGGTATGCAGTTCGGGAAAACGCTGCATCGCGCGATTGACCGTCGCCAGAACTGGCGTCCACTGCAACCCCTGTCAGTCACGCTGAGCGGAACACTCCTGCGTGCTGATTTCCTGGTGTGGAGTCCGCCACTTCAGTTCCGGTCGTGCTACGTGGGGTCATCTCCGACAACGTATGCCGCAAAAGGATTCAGAGTTACTGACGACGCCGGGGACGTTCCGGTGACGCGTGTCGACATTGTAGCCGATACCGTAGTTGATATTACGCTGGGGCGTGAAACGACCGGCGATGTTTATCTATGGTACGCCAGCCAGACCGGAAGTAACGGTAACGGAAATCTGTTTGACAGCGACACAACTGTCGCTGTTGCGAATTACGAATTTCATGAAGGGACGGGGCAATATCCGGAATCAAATATTCCAGAGCTGGTAAACCGTCCATACCCACTGAATAACCCCTGTGTGGCATTTCGTCGCCAGGCAATCGCTATTTAAGGAAAACAAATTATGGGTTCGCGTATTATTGTTCCGGGTTATTTTGGTGATAAAGGCCTGGGTTTTGACCCGCTCGTTCGCCGTGGCCTGAAATATTTGAATTTTTATGGAGAGGCAGATAAAACTGGTCGGAATCTCGCACCGGATGGGGTAGCTGCAACGGTACTGGGTTCGCCTGTTGTGCAGGAAAATGGCGTCCAGTTTACGCCTGCAGGCACATTGCTTGATACGGGTATTCTTCAGCCTCTGGACTTTACTTTTTTCACAATCTTCAACTGTCCGACCCTTTCACAGATTCTGCTGCTCAGCAATTTTAACGGGCCCCGGCAATCTGGCTCAGGAACCACGCAGGGCGTAGTGCTCAGGACGCAGCCCGGATCTACCAGCATGACCCTGAACTTTTCGGTAAACACTCTCAACGGTAGCGCGTCGACGCAGCGTACAGTCGCGCTCGGTGGGTTGCTGGCAAACACAAACTATTTAGTGTGCGCACGTTTTAAATCGGGACAAAAAATGGACTTTCAAATACTGAACAAAGCTCTGTCAGCAGAGAAAACAACAGATATGGGCGACCCGGCGGATTTGGGGGCCAAGTTACGCATAGGTGGTAGTTACCAAATTGACCTGACAAACGCAGGGATTCACAGAATGTCAGCACTACACAACGTTGCGCTAACTGATGATGAAATTACGAAAGCCGGTGCGCAATGGACTGCGTGGGCTAATGCTGTAGGTGTTCCGCTCTAGGGCTTCTGCGGATTGATAGGGAAAATCTGCATTTCTGAGAGGAAAGTCACTGATAACCGAAGACGGCGAAGCGATCGAGGGAGACGCTCTCGACGATGTCACTGTCATCGGTGTCGTGACGTTTACTATCTGCGATGTGCGCCAGGACAGCGCGGTTGTTTAGTTGCTGCCGATAGGGGAAAGAGCTCGTAGCCGCTGTGTCGTAGATGTGGCGTGACAGGAATGCACGATAAAGACATGGATGTATTCAAACGACACGAAACGACACAAAACCGGATGCGAACGCGGAAAACATGTGTGATTACAGTGTGTTATTTAACGCTCTACTTTCTTCTAAGCCGTAGGTCACAGGTTCGAATCCTGTAGGGCGTGCCATACTCACTTCTCTTAACGTCTCCTGAAGTCTACTCAACCCAGCATTTACGCGGCATTCTCCAATATTTCATTATCTCAACGTCTACTATGGTCTATTGAAATCCACATTCATGTGGGGGTACATTTGGGGGTAGATTCCTGTTCAATGAAAAGAGATACCCCCAAGTGAAGCTCACAGCCCGCCATGTCGATACATCTAAAGCTAAGGACAAACCCTATAAACTGTCTGATGGCGGTGGCCTTTACCTGTTGGTGAACCCCAACGGCGCTCGATACTGGCGGCTGAAGTACCGGGTCGCCGGTAAAGAAAAATCGTTGGCTTTAGGTGTATACCCTGACGTCTCGCTGGCCGATGCACGTCAAAAACGAGCAGAGGCTAAAAAAGTACTGGCTGCTGGTGGTGACCCGGGGCAGGAAAAGCAGGAAAAAAAACATGCCAGGGCGATGGCCGTATCAAACAGCTTTGAGAGACTGGCGCTGGAATGGCATGAACATAAATCGATGAACTGGTCAGCAGGCTATGCCAGCGACATCCTGGAGTATCTGAGAAAAGATATTTTTCCTTATATTGGCTCCCGGTCGATCACTGATATTAAGCCCGTTGATATGTTGGCTGTTCTTCGCAAGATGGAACAACGTGGAGTACTTGATAAGCTCAAAAAGACACGTCAAGCCTGCCGGCAGATCTTCACCTATGCTGTCATCACCGGCAGAGCAGAACATAATCCCGTGGTCGATCTCGCCAGTACTCTAAAAGCACCGAAGCAAAAACACTTCCCTCATTTATCGGTTGAACAAATACCTGACTTTCTGCGAGCTCTGAACGACTATAGCGGCAGCGTGGTGACTCGAAATGCTACCCGCCTGCTTATGCTTACTGGGCTCAGGACAATTGAGCTCCGTGCTTCTGAATGGGCTGATATCGACTTTGACAAAGGAGTTTGGAATATCCCCGCAGAGCGAATGAAGATGCGGCGCCCACATCTCGTTCCTATCTCAACTCAGGTTCGCGAACTGCTTGAAGAAATCCACCAGCTTACCGGGCGAGGAAAGTATATTTTCCCGGGGAGGAATGATGCTGGTAAGTCAATGAGCGAGGCCAGCATTAATCAGGTGATTAAGCGTATTGGCTATGATGGTAAAGCGACCGGGCACGGCTTCCGCCACACCATGAGTACCATCCTCCATGAGCAGGGTTTTAACACAGCCTGGATTGAAACCCAATTGGCGCATGTCGATAAGAACTCCATCCGCGGGACATATAACCATGCTCAGTATCTGGACGGCCGGCGGGAAATGCTCCAGTGGTATGCCGACTATATGCAGGCGTTAGAGAATGGTGAAAATGTGGTCCGTGGCTCGTTCGGGAAACGTGCCAGACTGGATGCATAGACAGTATATAAAGACGATAGTAGACTTGGGTAGACGAACAAAGAATAGGCTATGTCTAGGTTGATCTCCGAAAACCCGTACACCTCTTCGGACTGATATAGCCGCCGAAATCAGAGGGCGTGAGGTGGTTTAGTGGCAAAAAAAAATGAAACACCGAATGTGTGGTCTCTTAATAATATTCCTGCTTTGGAATTTTGTACGTTATTAAGGGCTGCTGAGTTACTTCGATGCCATCCAAGTGATTTAATTCACTTTAGCCAGATTGGAGCTATTGAACTTTGTTTAGCCCTTCATGATTTTGAGGCAGCATTATTTACACTAGGTCGCTGGGAAGAATCAAATGAATGGGAGGAAAAGTTCCCCCCTAAATTAATGACAAAGTATAGTAACAAATCACCTTTAAGTCTTTTTATGCCAAAAGCTGAATTGGATATGAGCCCAGCATCAAAAATGCGAGTTAAGCGGGTTTATCAAAATGAGGATATACCTGGATTAAAAAAGCCGATTTTATATCTTTCCGGACTTTGGGCATTATCAATAGGTTACTTGCCTCATTCATTTTTTAATGCATTAAAATATAATGAACAAATCACACTTACTCCTTTCAATTTATCATTTAAAGAAGCAGACATCCCAATGAGTCAAGAGGATTATTGTAGCGATAATTACGTAGTTATGGCTCACCCAATAACAGAACACCTTTACTCATCTGGTCTGCTAAAAGAAGGAGAAGTAAAGCCGATTGCAACAATAACGGTAAACGATATTTTTGTTACTAGGCTTCAAATTGAAAAAGTATGCAATTTTATTGGGAGGGAAATACCAAATGTTATAAATGGAGGGGTTAGCCAACCTCAACTTTCTGAAACGATGATAGAGAAACCCGTTAGAACAACAGCAAAACAGGCTGAACTTATTGTTGCTTTACTTAGAGGGATTGGCCTAACCGATGATGATCTGGCTGGTAGCGTGTCACAACTTAGGAATAAAGCCAGCAATAAAGTAAGCGACCTCCCATTCCCGGATGATGATAAAGCGTTAGTTGAATGGTTACGAAGAGGAGGGGTAAACCGGTAAGGAGTTATCATAATTCCGGGGAGTTTTTTGATAACTCCGTTACACGTTAAAGGCCCTACGATTTAATAGCCTCGTAACTTTAATAGACCTTACGAGGTATACATGTCCCACAATCTTATCCGACTTCCCGAAGTTCAGCGCCGCACTGGTTATAGCAAGGCGTGGATCTATCACATGATGAGCGAGCGTCGCTTTCCATCCCCAGTAAAAATTGGTTCTCGTGCGATCGCGTTTATCGAGAGCGAAATTGACGAATGGATTAATCAGCGCATTGCTGAATCGCGTGGTGAGGTAGTGTAATGAAAAAGAAAAACCGCCCCGTACAGCAGGCGGCTAACTCAGATATTCGCACCTCTGATATTACGCCGACCACCAGCCCTGTACAAGTACCTAAACGTACTCCAAAAAAGCATCGTGCCCGCGTTTATATGTTGCGTACCGGCTTTGAGGGATGGACAGAAAACGATATTCTGCGTTACTGCCGTCTTTCGTCTGGCAGGAACTACGCTAGTGAAATTGAGCGTCGACTTGATATTCAGTTAGAGCGTATCGACGAAAAGAATCCTGACGGCATCGGGTCACATTTGCGCTATCGCTTTACCGGGCGCAGCGATGTTGTAAAAGTTATTCAACTTGTAAACAACAATGCTACAGCTGGTGGCTATTATGGCCTTTCTACGCAGGAAATAGCCGAAATCCTTAGCCTTTACCCGGACAACCTTACCGCCGCATAAAGGAGCCGACAAAATGAAAATCGAAAAAAGCAGATTCAATTCTGAGGCCGCCCCTCAACCCATCGTTCACCAGGGCGTAATTAACGGTAACGACTTTGCTGCTATTGTCCCTGTTACTTCCGGTCAGATTGGCGGGCGTGAAACCAATATTGCGAGCGCCAGAGCTCTGCATAAGGCGCTGGGGGTGGGGCGCGACTTTACCAACTGGATTAAAGGCCGCATCGACCAGTACGGATTTGTAGCCGGGGCTGACTACATTCGTATTGAAAATTTGAGCTCACCAAAACGGGCGAGCGCAAAATTTCGCCAGCAAATAGAGCATGATTACCTTCTCTCGCTGGATATGGCTAAAGAAGTGGCAATGGTTGAGCGTAACGAGCAGGGGCGAGCTGTGCGCAGGTACTTCATCCAGTGCGAGGAGGCGTTACAGCTGAGTGCGCCTGAAATCGCCGCGAAGTACCGTCGCCATCTCAAAGCCCGCATTGGTGCTGCCAATTTCTTTAAGCCGATGTGCGCAGCTCTGGAGGCTGCCCGTGCTGAGATGGGGAAGGAGACTCAAACTCGTCATTACAGCAACGAGAGCAACATGATCGCCCGCATAGTGCTCGGCGGCATGACCGCTAAACAGTGGGCTCAGGTGAACGGTATCGCCGGCGAGCCTCGCGACAGCATGAGCGCTGGCCACCTGGAGCATCTCAGCTACCTGGAGAGCACCAACATCACGCTGATCGATATGGGCATGGAGTACACCCAGCGTAAAGCGGAATTAACCCGCCTCTCTCAGCGTTGGCTGGCTAAACGTCTGGGGGCTAACGATGAATAAGCCCACCAGCGCACCGCTGCCAAATCACTCCTACCGCGACGCTCACGGCCAGATGGTGAGCGTGGCCGCCGTAGCGCATAACCGGGTGACGTTCTACCGCGAAGGTTACCAGTTCCCTTGCGTGCAACCCATTGAGCGCTTCATGAAGGAGTACACGGAGGTGAAGCAATGATTACCGGTGCACGGCGCAAAAGCCTCTCTCTGGCTGGCCTGATGTATGCAAAAGTTAACGCTCTGCAGGCGGTGCGCCACAGCGGGAACCTGTCAAAACCTGTCATTCTGTGGGCCACTGATAGTGGCTCTGTTGAAGTGTATTTCGAGACAAGTAAGCGCGCGGGTAAGGGTTCGGAAACTGACTATCGGGAAGATAGCGTGTCCGGCGCCGGCGGTGGATGCGGGGCCCATCACACCGCCAGCTATAAATTGCCGCACCGTGACAAAAAGGGCTTGCGGTCTGAAGGTAGACCGGTCTATGGTTATAGCGCACCAGCAAAATCTGGTGCCGGGATTGGTCTCCCGGTAATGTTATCGGCGATACATGACGCGCCAAGCGTCTTTTTTTGTGTCGTTAGCTCAGTACACCCTTTTTTCTGCGATACGGGTATAATCCGTGCCGCTCGCAAAATTATGGTGGGCTGTGTAGGGGCTTCTTCGGAAGCGCCGGTTTCCGATAACGCCGGTAAGACCAACTCTGCACAGTCCACCACCCGCAAGATTGGTCTCTTCGGTGGTGGTTACAAAAACCAGTTATCGGAGGCTGCCGCCATGGCTACTACCCCTAACCAAAATCCGCAATTTATTTGGATTATCGCCGCTGTTCGCCGCGATTGCCCGACAATTAAAGCCCAAATTCACCATATCGCCGCACCGTCTGAGCGTGACGCCCGTCGTTCACTGGCTCGCGATCATGTCTGCTTTTTCGCCGGCCGCATCCGTCTGGAGGTGGCAGCATGAGCCTATATAACGATTTAGTTCGCCACGAATTCGGCAAAGGCGCCACCGTTGATGAGCTGGAAGGCATTCAGAACCGCATGGATGAGGCTGTGAGTGATTTGTTGCTCGGCATTAGTGCCATTGGAAGCCTGATGTTCTGGGCCACGGATAATGACAACTACACCGAGGAGACCGCAAAGGGAGACATGCGCAAAATAGGCGCAATGCTGGGTACGATTGGTGAGGTGGTGCTGGCGCTGAACGATACCGTAGCGAATGCGGGTGTGTGTCGTTCTGACTGCGTCAAAGAATCAAAAATGAGGGCGGGAAAATGAATATAAACGCTATATACCGCCATCCTGCTGAACTTGAGGCCGAGGCGATGCTACTCCGTGAGCAACCGTATCCGGAAGATTTTACGCTGGCAGAGCGTACCGCAGAACGTATGGCCCGCGCTCGCAATGGGTTGGTTCATGTAATGACCGATTTATCACCATACCTCGACGTTGAGCAAGCAGTCATCGTGCATTGCTGGCTGTATAAAGTCCTGGCGATTGTCGATATGGCCAGAATTGATGCGGAGGTCAGGGTATGAGCGATATGCAGCTTATCGATGCCCAATGTCGTGTTGAACAAGCACAGGCACTGCTCTCAATATGGTTAGAGGGCACGAAAGCATCTGAACGGGATATGCAGTTAATTTGTGCTCTGATCTCGTTACTCCAGGATGTACCAGAAACGATTAAAACGGCGGATGAAGAACTTGCTGATTACGTCTTGCGTGCACATCGGGAGAAGCGTCAATGAAACTGGCACCTAACCTGAAACATTTGCCAAAAGAAAAATTTACTGAAGCAGTTATTTTTGCTGGAACCGATGCGTATGCACATGCAAAAGGATGGGAAGAGGGCATGGGTAAACAAGTCGCTGAGGACAGAACACCTCCCATTTATCTTGGACCGAAGCAGCTGGCGGAACTGGAGAACCTGCAAATTATTGATAAAGGGCGTCGCAGTGCTCGTGTTTATCTGGCTGGAAGCATTGAGCCAATAATGATTAATGCCATTGGGGAAAAACTTGCTCAGGCAGGTGTACTGGAGGCGAAATTATATAAGGGAATTCCTGACCAAAAACCGGAAAACTGGAGGCAATATCTGGCCAGGCTTAGAGAACAGGGCGAGCACACAACGACATCAATTCTGAAATCCAATAAATCTGTGAATGGCGACAACCTGAAGCCACATGTTGAAAGCCGAGCTGACGGTATTTTTTGGGTTGAGCCAAAATCAGACAAAGATACCGGGGAAATAACTACCCGTGAAAGCTGGCTGTGTTCTGCTCTGGAGGTCATAGGTACTGGCATAGATGACAGTAAAACCCGGTATCTGATCCTGCGCTGGCGCCCATTCGGTTCGAAGGGGGATACTGTCCAGGCAATACCGTTTGCTGATATCGGTGAACGCGAAGGCTGGCGATCGCTCAAGGCTGGTGGGGTGAACGTCACAACCAAAAGTGGTTTACGTGCAACGCTGGCCGACTGGCTGCAGAGCTGTGCCAATGGTGAGGTATGGCGCATTGCGCATGCTACGGGCTGGCAGTGTGGCGCCTATATCATGCCTGATGGTGAGATCATCGGTACTCCAGATCAACCGGTGCTGTTTAACGGACGAAGTTCTGCCGCATCCGGTTATACCACCAGCGGTACTGTTGAGAGCTGGCGAGAGAGCGTTGGACGTCTGGCCTTTGGCAACTACTCGATGATGACTGGCGTGGCCGCAGCGCTGGCAGCTCCTTTGATTGGCCTTGCCGGCGCTGATGGTTTTGGTATCCATCTCTATGAGCAGTCGAGCGCGGGTAAGACCACCACTGCCAATGTGGCCTCCAGTCTCTATGGCAATCCGGATGTGCTACGCCTCACCTGGTACGGTACTGCGCTGGGGCTGGCGAACGAAGCCGCCGCACATAACGATGCGCTGATGCCGCTTGACGAAATTGGCCAGGGTGCTGACCCGGTGGAGGTCTACAAATCGGCATACGCACTGTTTAACGGCACGGGTAAGCTGCAGGGAGCGAAGGAAGGCGGAAACCGTGACCTGAAGCGCTGGCGTACTGTGGCCATCAGTACCGGTGAGATGGATCTGGAAACCTTCATCGCGAGCGCCGGTCGCAAGGCTAAAGCAGGACAGCTGGTTCGCCTGCTGAATATCCCGATGCGCCGGGCTGTTCGTTTCCATGAGCATGCCAACGGCAAACACCATGCCGATGCCCTCAAAGATGCATACCAGCATCACCACGGAGTGGCTGGGCGTGAGTGGGTGAAGTGGCTGGCGGACCACCAGCACGAGGCTGTAAGCGCTGTCAGGGCAGCGGAAGAGCGCTGGCGTAGCCTGATCCCGTCGGATTACGGGGAGCAGGTCCATCGTGTCGGTGCCCGGTTCGCAATTCTGGAAGCCGCACTACTGTTAGGTAAGGTGATCACTGGTTGGGATGAGCAAACGTGTCGGGATGCTATCCAGTACAGCTATAACGCCTGGTTGCGCGAGTTTGGTACCGGCAATAAAGAACATCAGCAGATAATTGAGCAGACCGAGGCATTCCTGAACGCTTACGGCATGAGCCGTTTTGCGCCGTTCCCGTATGACCCGAGCAGTCTGCCAATCTCCAACATGGCGGGATACCGGCAGAAAGGCGGTCACGAGGCTGACCCAATGGTGTTCTACACCTTCCCGGCGGCCTTCGAAGGGGAGATCGCCCGCGGCTTTAACACTCGTCAGTTTGCAGAAGTCCTGAAGAAAGCTGGCATGCTAACGCCGCCGACGTCTGGCCGCGGTTTCCAGAGAAAGTCTCCACGCATTGATGGGAGACAAATTCGGGTTTATGTCCTGCAGTATCTGCCGGACGACGACCAGCCAGAGTAAAAGCATTCTTCCATGTGTGTATTTTAGGTGTTGGTTCAGTTGGTTCAGTTGCCTCAGTAGTTATATCTATCTGTTTAATAAGGTTTCATGTTTGAAGAATGAACCAACACTGAGGCAACAAACTGGCATTTTGAACCGACACTGAGACAGTTTTTAGATGTCCTGGAGCTTGGTTTATGAGGTGATTGCTCCTTCCATCTACCCAGATTGCAAATTTACTGCAAATGGGTGGTTGATGTGGAACTTCGGATTCGAGATCTTGTATATTTCAGATGATTCTAATTGTTGACTCTGGGGGAAGGGAGATGGAAGCGCTATATCCAATATTGATCGTCTTAGGTGTGGGGGGCGCCATTGGTGCTTATATAACATATAGATATCTGATTAATAAGCATAAAAAAGTTGTTGAGTATCTTGAGTTGAGAAGTCAGAAATCTCTTGCGGCTGAGATTGAGGAAAAAGAAGATGCGATTGAAAAGTATAAAAATAAAGATATTGCTCGTGAAATTGAACACGATAATCTGAAAAAGGAGCTCAGACAGATTATCGAATTAAATAGAATGAAAAGTAAAGAAATCCTCGGTAAAGCCGTTGATTTTGCTTTTGATTTTGAGACCATATTTCGTGAGCAACATCAATCAGCTGAGGAGGAAATACAGAAGGTTCTCGATGATACCTATCGCTATAAGCGTAAGACTCTCCTTGCTTCTGTGACGCTGAAGAATTTTGAGAAAAAGCTTGAAGATATCAGAAGAGAAAAAGAGATATATCAGACACTGATAGCTAAATATGATTTTTTCCAATTGCGCGATCGTTCTGATTGGAAGGAAGTGGAAAAAGAATTTCGAGATAAAGTGCTGGAGCTTCAAGCCGCTCAGGATGAGCGCGAGGCTCAGAATGAAATAAAACGACAAATGCGTGAAGAACGCCAGCGCGCAGAAGAACTGGAAAGGCAACAGCAAGAGGCTGAAGCCAAAGAACAAGAGCTTGAGGCTCGGCGAAAAGCCGTCGAAGAGGCCCTGTTGGCCGCAGATGAAGAGCATCGCCAGGAGCTTGAAGAAACCCGCCGTCAGTTAGAGCAAGAGATTGAAGATGTCCATAAGCAGTATGAACGGGCAAAATCAATGGCACAGATGACCAAGCAGGGGCATGTTTATGTAATTTCTAACATTGGTTCATTTGGTGAAAATGTCTATAAGATAGGTATGACTCGCCGACTTGAACCGCTAGATCGTGTTAGCGAATTGAGCGGTGCAAGTGTGCCGTTTGAGTTCGATGTGCATGCAATGATTAGCTGTGATGATGCGCCAGCTCTTGAGTACGCTTTGCATAACAAACTTAGCAGTGAACGCATGAATAAGGTGAATCTGCGCAAAGAATTCTTTAAGACAGACTTGAGTAAGATAATCCAATGTGTGGAGGAACATCACGGCAAGGTTGAATATGTTGCGGACCCTGCGGCCTTACAATATTACCGCTCACTAGAAATTGGCGAAGAAATAGCGAACGATAAAGTATTATCGGCGGTATCATAATACTTATTAATTCTTCAAAAACGCCCGCGTCCGCGGGTGTTTTTATACGCGGAATCAATGAAATGGCTAAATCAGAGACAGAACATCATAGAGAATTCCAGCTATGACAGCTCAAATTTCAGCATATGCCGGCTGGTGTCCGCTCCTCAAATCAGAACCACGAACAAGCGGTACTTGCATGGCTATGGATCACCTATAAAATGCGGTGGCCAAACACCGTAAAGGCGACCTGGTCAGGATGGCGGTACGCAGCAAGGCTATCAGGTTATTGCGGACAGTGTACTCAGTGCCAGAACGGTACGCCCAGGCGGTTAAGTAGGTCAACAAGGACAGGCTACTGATGCCCTACGCCGGGCCCAGGAGCAGCAACCGCTCACGACCGGGTATGAAGGATACGACCAGACGCCTCAGTATGACGATGATTTTTGACATGGGTATAGATCAGTAATATGCGACTGACTACAGAACAGAAGGCGGAAATTGCTCGCCTCAAACGTAGTGGTGTAGGGTATCGCACCATCGCGAATAAAATGGGACTTAAGCCCAGCACGGTGAGTAGCTTCTGCCAGCGCAGTGGCTTCTTCGCTGATAATCCAGCTCACAAGGTACGTTTCACTATCCCTGAGTCGCGATTTTCGAACGTACCTGCGTAACAAAGGTACTGCCGCCCCAAAAGGTCATCACTGGTCATAAGCAGACGGATGCTTATTTGTGGGTACTGGAAGTGATTAAGCTGAATGAGCCTGCACATCTGGATGCTGCAGAGGCAGCACTTGAGAAGCTTACCATTTGCCCAAAAGATGCAGAGAAACGGTATCGTGACTGGATGGTCGCTAATGGCGCTGACATATTGCAAACCGCTTTCGGTACCTTTTTCATGGATGATCCTCAGCACTACCTCAAGCTTGCCAGGTAGAATATCAGGAAGGCCAGCGAAGTTCGTGCTGTGTTTGGTAGTTATGAAGCTGCTATGGACCAGTAGAAGCAGAGTTGCTCATCTCACGATCAGCATTTCTGGTAGATGAGGATTTTGGGCTGACGAGGGAAGAAGTCGCCGATGGAAGTATTTCAGGTATCGAGCGATATCTGGAACTGGATGATGCTCGTAAAGATGCACATCATGGTTTCACGGATGTGCTGCCTTCACCTCACACACTATCCGATGTTGTCGGCGAATTTGATTACTGGACGTGGCTTTATTGGATACGCGATGCTGCTGGGCGAGAGTTAGGTCACCAGTATTCTTAAGGGCTGAGTCAGGAGGTCTATGATCGAGAGGACTGGCTTGATACCCAACTTGCTACGATCAGTCCTATCCACCAGCAGGAGGCTATTGATGTGCTGAAATGGCTACTCAAAAGTGACCGACACGAGCGGCGAGATGAGGTAGATGCTATTCTGATGAATTTGGTTACAAAGGGTTAGGTGTAAAAGAAACCCGGCGCGGTGGCCGGGTTATGGAAGTTCCATTTTTATTAAATAGGTATCAGAATTTTGTGATGTCGATATTGTAGATCGCCATCCATGCTTCTGCAGGGTAGGAGTTTAATGGAACGGATTGGTAGTGAGGTGTAAGAATTTCTACTGATAGGTTGTGGTAGCTGCAGTAGTTTGCCAGCGCCTGCCAACTGTACTTTCCAGGCATAACGCTTTTAACATGCGCAATCGTAGCGTGCCTAAATCCTTCGCCTTTGCTATGAACATACTTGTTGTGCTGCATAACATGTTGACCATAGGCGCCGCGCACAGATTTAAACTGACCATCTTTCTTTTCCAGCATAAGTTGTGCACGCTCAGTCGCTTCTGCCTGGTCGGCAAGTTGTCGAAGCGCATCAGCATAGGTTTGAGGCACCATGTTATATCCGCCTGTTTTACGGATAGATGGAAGAACCTCAGAAGTAACCCATTTTTTAAAGTGTTTCGCTTCTACCTTCTGCGACCCCATTACTGCATTATATAACCCAGACTCATTAATAAGTGTCTGATTTGTGTAGTTTCGTCCATTTTGCAGGGTCTGTTTTCTTTTCTCATCATCATCCAGCCTTTCAGTCATGTTGCTGGTTTCTGCATATCCAAGAATATCTGCAACATCTTTTGCTACAAACCACACCTCTGAATATTCATCAGTCATAGTTCTGACGGCATTACCGTTAAAATCGAACTCATTCAAAGCAACAGGATTACTCATTGCACCACCTAAAAAGATGGCATCGAATGCTTTACAGTGGATCTCGCTTGAGTTAATCTTCTAAACCGAGATCTCAAGAAAGCATTGTTAGCCAATTAATGATGTTTGCAGCCCCTGAATAGCTCCAACTGTTCAGGGGTTTTCCTTTTGTGTATGAGTACAAAATACTCATACAACACTCAAATCCTACCCAGGAAAATAATAAACTTCAATAAAATGATCAGCTTATCGCTGCGATTTTTTACACGTGTAATTTTGTACAATAAAAAAGGCCGCATTTCTGCGACCTCCTATCAATCCTAACTCTAGAAATCATCAATAAGCTCTTGAGAGATCTTATGCACCTGCCGCGAGTTAAACTTGCCTGCAATCTCTTTTGGATAGTTACACTCGTCTATTGTCCATTGGTTTGGATGGTACTCATCACCTTCGATGTAAGCACCTGGAACATTTCTATAATACTCCCGGTTCTCATTCACTTTTTTAACCTTTTCTATCGCAGAGTGGCGATCATAGCCAAGGATGACCAGTTTTGCGGCAATCTCGGCGTAGATCGCGCGATTTTCTTCGTCAACCCTATCTTGTTCTTCTTGTAATCTAAAATCTGCTGACATTATTACCTCTACAGTGAATAAGATAGTTATTCAATCCTATAACAACTTGAAGGATATTATTCTTGTTTTGCAATACCACGTCCATCAGATTACGACCTACCCATGCTTCCTGTACGTCTGCGGCGTAGTTTCCTGCTTACACGCCTGGATTGGCATAACCACCCAGAATGAACCATGCCAGAAACACTACGGCAACAATAAACACGATCACCGGGAAGGCAATGCCTATCCTCATAGATCCTCCTTGAATCGATTAATTTAAAACAGGATTCCAGCACCATAACTCTCATAGCGAATACCACATAGTAATGCAGAAATCCACGATTTTGAGCGTAAACCTCATGGCTTTTGTCCGGAGATTGAACTTAGCGCCTGACTCCGAGGTATCCAGCATTATGCTCAGAAAAGCACAACGATGAACTAAATTAACAACAGTACAGCCATCATGATGACGATAACGGTCAGTGCAAATATCTTTGCATCCTTCATGCGACCTGCAGTGTCGGGGTATGACACCTCTTCACAGACTGGCGCAGAAGAACTGTCAGAGCTATGCGTACAGGGTATGCAGATGATATAGCTCAATATTAGATCGGAATCAGGAGGGGCGATACCTGTGTATTTATCAGGGGTACGTGTTAACTCCATGCTACATCGACACGGTGATCCATTCGCTTCTACCTACTACAGGAATTGGTGGTGATTTTTTGCTGCTTCGATTGATGTTAGGATAAATCCGAGGTGACATAATGAGATTAGGGATATGAAAAAGACACTTTTAGCATGCGTTATTGCCACTAGCCTCTTGGCTGGGTGTGGGCCAAAGGATTTAACCCCAGAGCAGAAGCAGGAAGTTGCAAGTCTCCGTAGCGAACTGGCTAAGGCTGAACAAGAAATTGTCGAGGCTAAATCACAGCAGGGGCAGTATACTGGGGGATTAATTAGAAATCTTATAACAGCCAGACTTGAAGTCTTAGGGACTAATAAAGCCCTTTTGGAGCAGCGTATTAACGCGATTGAGTCGGGGGCTAAGATTGAGATATCTGTTAGCGGTGTTAAACCAAATCCTGAAGCAGCGGCGGCATTAAAAACTGAAATTGAAACTCTTGATACACAGATTGCCGATGCTAAGAAAGATGCAAGTCAGTACAGTGGTGGCCTGCTACAGGCACTGAAACTATCTGCTATTGCGACGCAGGAGCAAACAAGGGCGATGCTTCAACAGAGATACCTTTCGGCAACGTATGGGTTAGCTGAAGTGAAAGTACCTAATGAGCAAGCAAACGAAGCAATCACAGAAAAACAAGCAGACAAAGCAGAACCCCATTCCACCAGAACGCCGTTACTTCCACCAGGTGAAGGACCATTCGGTTTAGAGGCCGGTTTGTCTAAGAAAAATATTGAAGACATGATTGGTGAAGAGCTTGAGCCAATGGCGAATAATGTCAATCTTTATACGGCTAACTCTTTACCCAAAATGAATGCTGGCTTTGAGGCGTATGGGCTGCTGATATCTCCAACAGTAGGGCTATGCCAAATAAGAGCTCTTGGCAAAGATATTGATACAGATAGTTATGGCTTTACTATCAAGTCAAGATTTAAAGAGCTCATGGAGTCACTATCTTCTATCTATGGAAAGGCCAAGGAAAATGATTTCCTTCTGGCTGGTTCAATATGGAAAGACCCCAGAGACTGGATGATGGGATTGTATAAGCATGAAAGATATTTGTCAGCTGAGTGGAAAGGAACTGCAGAGGCTCCACTAAAAAGTAAATTAACTTCCGTATCGATCGAAGCTAGAGCAAACAGTTCTGATAAAGGATATATCTTCCTTCAGTATAATTTCAATAACTATGATGTTTGTGAATCTGAGGTTGAAGCAGCGAAAAAAAGCTCTCTTTGAATAATCAGAAAAATGCGAGCCCTGTTATTACAGGGCTCTGATTATGTTTTGCTAATTAGCATGTTATGTATTCGGTAGTTACAAAAGCCCTGAAAGAAAAAGAGATACAAGGTTTGACAAAGGATTACCTGATAGTAGTCTACCTTACAGCAATTGCTATCTGGCCAGTCACCCTGGCGTTAATTGGTCTCTCTGCAGGAGTGGCATTCTTTACGCGGCGCAGGGGGCTGGGCGTTGTCCTCGTCGTTCTGTTCATGCTGGTGGTCGTTGCTGCGTGGCAGTTAGAACGTTACATGTAAAATCATACCGCCCCATGAAAATGCCCATATCTTATTTATAGGCTAATGTTTGATGAAAAATGTGTAAATCAGAATCGATCGTATTTTCAAAACCACCAAAAGACGTTTAATCTTGGTATCAACCGGTTTGGGCCCGTTGACCTACTATGACATCACAGTGGCGCTTCAAATGAAGTGGAGCTTCCACATCGTTATCGGCAATGTCTTGATCAAGGGCACCAACTCTAAACTCAGTGAACTGATGGCGACATTTATATAGGTGAGGTGAAGCCATGATAATGGGCTACCTGTATATGACTTATGTTGCGGTCGTTTCGTGCTGGCCAGTATCCTTGATTCTGCTCTTGGCTTTAGCCGCAATATTACTAAATTCTGACCGACAGATATTGCGTGTAAGTATCATCGTTATCGTCGCTTTTCTAGCCTTTGCAGCCTGGCAGTATGGTACGGCAGCGCACAGTACTTCTTCTTTTCTATCTGGTGGTTTTGCATGGCTATCAGGGCAAATTCCTGCGTTGAGTAAAAGTCAATAAGTTGAACTTAGCGGTCCATGGCTTTAGCTTTTAGAATTTGAAGGAATCGGGTATTTGTGCTCAATTTGTGGCGCATCGATAAGGTATCCGGCGATTTCTTCAGGCGTCAAATCAACATGAAGCTTGCCTTCATCCTAGAACCATTCATTAGGCCAGTAGATGAGGTCGGACGGATTGGCATCATAGTCTTTCTGCAGCAATTATTGTCTGGAATAAAATCTTGTTGGGATAGGCTTTTAGTCCCATTAGTAACTTTTCTTAGAGAAGTTACTAATGGGACTAACGCATCATTAGTAACTTTTTCCAAAAAAAGTACTAATGAGTTCACTGCGCTCCCCATCCCTTCATTAGTAACTTTTTCATAAATAGTTACTTATGTATAAGGGTAACTAAAGCGCAGTCTGATGACAGATGCCAATGGGCTTCCTCTGTCGCTGGTCGTCGCCGCAGCGAACAGGCATGACATCAAACTGATTGCGGATACATTCAAAACCCTCCAGACGGGTCATACTGGACAAAAACTCAGACTCTGCCAGGAAAAAGATTACGAAGCCGGCCGGCTGAGTCGCCGCGTCGAGCCGCATATCCAGTCCCGTAATGAGACACACAAGGGTTTCAAAGCCTATCGTTAGATCGTCGATAGGACTCATAGCTGGATGAATCGCTTTCGTCGGGTACTGAAACCGCATGGAATAAAGTCATATTGAGATAAGCTCCAGGGTGAGGCTCAGCAGCAGAAAGTCATTACGCAATCTTCGCAAACACTCATCGATAGTCTATAAAACAATCAATTCTCCTTCTGCTAACGATCGAAATTATTCTTTCATTAATTGCAATATAGTAAGTGATCATTTCATTATGTGAAATTATAATGGCTGTGTAAATATCAGGAGGTGGCCATGTCGAAACAGTCTGTCAAACCTGTCTTGCTCAGCGAAGCACAGATTCAGGCAATCAGAAAAATTCAGGAAAAGCAGCGCCAGCAATCAGGTATCGGCGTTGCGCCAACTATCCATGAAATCGCTCGAGGACTCGTGGATAAAGCACTAGCGTCCCTTTCTAATGAGTGCATGCCTTACGGCGTTTGTCCTTAATTTTTATCATTACCTAATTGAGGTGAGTTCAATGGTAGCTAAGTCGATCGTAGACATTGACGTAAATGACGACAAGTTTGTCGCGTTTATGGAAAGGTTTCGCGAGTACCAGAGCGCGCTGGATGATTTACCGGAAGCCTGGCGAGTGGCTGCCGTTGGTATTGGTGAAAGCAGCAAACAGACCGAAAAGGCCAAAGGTGAGGCGAAGGAGTTAGGCGCGGAGTTTAACGCCGTGGCCGAGGCCATTCTGACCATCAACAGCGGTATCGATCGGCTCAATACCAACCTGGAAGACTCGAAGAAAAAGCAGGATGAATTCAACAAAAGCACTCGCTCTGCGAAGGGCTTCATCAGCGATGCGACGAAAGACGCTAAATCGCTGGCAGGGCACATCAGTGAAGCGACAGCTAGTCTTCTGTCATGGGGTAGCATTGTTGGCTTGTTTACCGGCGCTCTCGGCGTAGGTAGCCTGTTTGGTATCAATACCCTGGGAGCGGGGGCAGCTCAGCAGAGATTTATGTCCCTGGGGATCGGTACGTCGGCAGGGAGACTGAGTGCCATAGAAGCCAACTACAGGAGGGCAATTGGGAATCCGGCGGGTACGCTGGGCGCTATCCGCGATTCACAAATGGACCTGTCGAAGCGCTGGACGTTTCAGGCGATGGGGATTAACAATCCCGACCAGGACCCGGCAAAACTGCTCCCGCAGATGATCCGCAACGCGCGCGATATCTTCGTGCAGAACGGCAGCACACTGCAGGGTGCGCAGGCGCACGGCCTGACAAACTTCTTTACTCTGGACGACCTTAATCGCTTCAAAAATATGAGCAATGAAGAAATTGATGCGATGGAGCGAAGGGCGAAGAAGGATGCTGAAAGATTAAACATTACTGATGAGCAAAACAGAAAATGGACGGAGTTCATTAATCAGATTGAGCTAAGCGAAAGAAGCATTAACAGGGCCTTTGTAATCGGCCTTGGTCCTATGGCGCCGCAACTGAGTAAATTGTCAGATGCGTTATCCGGCGCGATCGATACGGTTCTTAAATCACCTGATCTCGGGAAGTGGATTGATGGGCTTGCTGGTGGTATAGAGAAGTTCAGTAATTATCTCGCATCCCCGGATTTCACTAACGATGTTAACCAGTTTATGACAAATATCAGGGAAATGGGCGTAACTGTCGATAACGTCATTAAGTTTCTTAAGGGTGAAACATTTAATGACTGGATGAATAAATCGGAGGGTAGTGCAAACTCCGCTGCCGAATGGGTAAAGGATAAGACTGGATTTGATCCGAGAAGTGTTGGCCCAGCGATGAAAGAGTTCTTAGCTCCATCATGGAGCACGATTAAATCGGTGTTTGTTTCTGGACAATTAAACCCCATTTTTTCAGATCCTGCTGACATCTCGGATAAATCTCGCACTATCGCCGATCGGTTCAATAATCCCGGTAATTTGCGTTCGGCTTATGGGTACGATACTCATAATACCAAAAGCGGTAAGTTTGCCGTTTTCCCTACGCTGGATGAGGGCGTGTTAGCGGCGACTAAGCAGCTTCAGATTTATGGTGCCCGCGGTATCAATACGATTGATGAAATTTCCAAACGCTGGGCTCCGTCAAAGGAAAACGACACTCAAGAATATATCCGTCATGTCGTAAGAACTACCGGGTTTAATGAACGTCAGCAACTTAACCTTAACGACCCGAAAGTACTGGCAAAACTTATTTCGGCGATAGCATCTAAAGAAGGTGCCGGCAGCAGGGTGACAGAGAGCGCTGTTATTCAGATTTACAACAATACTGGTGGTAATGCGATAGTGTCTGCTGCTCAGCTTGGTGCCCGGTGATGGTGACCTTTTCCCCGGCGTTGAGCGCCCCCGTTTAACTTTTCAAATAAAGGCCACCAGCAGCTTTATGGAGATATCTATGTTAATGAGTAAAGCCGAGTATGCACGTCATCGCGGAGTAGCCGGATTTAACAGCAGTTAATAGTCTAGTTTACCTGTTGCAAGACAACGTTCAGCCTCGCCCCTGCTTTTTGCATTGTTCTGGCAAAATTCAGTCACTTCAGGTGAAGCCTCTGGGGCTTCTCGCAAATACCCATAGATTGTTACCAGACCACTATTTTCGCAAGCCTCTGCATATGCATAGGTGGCTTTCTCCTCAAAGGTGGTTCTTTGCCCCGGATGAGCATTCCCATCTGCGTTAAACGCTTTTAGCTTTTCAATTGCGTAATTGCAATCAGCTTGGGAAAGTTGAACGGCAAAAGCCTGAGCGGCAGAAAAGTAGAGGAACAAAGCAATAGCGAAGCGAGCATTCATAATTAAACCCTCAAAAAATACGAGATATGTTGTAGGCAACAGGCAGAAATAAATTATCCGCTACACATAAGCGGTTACTTGATGAAACATGTTTACCTAAGGAGAGTAGGGCCGTTCGCTCCACCAGCTCAAGCATGCGCGGCTGTGGGTTTCTCTCTGGCAGGTTCTTTTTGCTGCATAGGGCATCCAGCAGCCACGCCGTTTTGTCACCGCCGCCGCTACAGCCTGATTAAATACGTCATGCAATTCAGCCGGAACGCGGAATGCTATAAGATTGGATTTGCTCATGGGGCCGCCATCTCAGTGTTTTAGGTCTATACAGTAGACCACCGTATAACAATGTTATACTGATGATGTGGCGTATAACTAATTTTTTTCTTCATCCATCATCTCCTTTGGCCTAGGGCGCTGGTGGTCATAAATTTTGGAATGCTTTGGACATTTAGGAGCTACAGCCGGCTGAAGGATTGCGCTGGCGATAGTCTGAAGTAGAAATGCTTGATTAGGGCATCCAAAAAAGATGCTTGTTAAATTTATACTGTTTGAAATGGATTTGAATTGCACTGATTGGCAAACGTGTGTTGTGGTTGGCGCTGCATACTATAGCGACGATCGAGAGTATTAAATTTCCGGGCCCGTACATGCGGGAATATCCCGGATGCAATAGGGAATCTTCCAGGCGAACAGAGTAACCGTTAGTTACCCTGTTGTTAGTTAAAAATACGGAAATCGCACCTTTAGAGTCACACCTGGGGGGGGAAGGACTGTCTCGCAGGTAAAACCAGCTTAGTCGGCACCATTATCTCGATGAGAAATATGCCCATTTATCCATTCCTCAATTTCGCCAGATAGCCAGCGAACGCTACGACCTATCTTAACTGGGTGAGGGAAAGTACCTTTTTTCATCCAGTCGTAGATAGCAGTCTTTCGAAACCCAGTAGCTTCACATACCTGTTTCAGGTCCATAAAATACATTTTCATTGGATTCTCTCTATGGTTTGGATGCAATGTTGGTTCAACCCGGTAAATGTAGGTTCAAAATCTGGTGGTGTTGGCTCACTGTTTTGATAAATATCCAAATAAAACAATGGTCTTTACGTTTTGAGGCAACTGGACCAACCGAACCAACGTATTTTCTTTATATATGCAAAAAAACTGACGAATGTGTCCCGCAAGAAGGCAGGGCCGGGCTAATCTTCATTTGCAAAACTAATAGTTTGGGGTATCCGCAAAATGACAGCACAAATTTCAGCCTACGGGCGGCTGGTGGCTGACCCTCAGACCAGAACGACGAACAGCGGCACCAGCATGACAATCGGGCGTTTAGCGGTGGCACTGCCCTGCCATGCAGCAGAGGGCGGAGAGGTTACTTTCTGGCTGGGCGTGGTGGCATTCAGTAAACAGGCCGACGCACTGGCAGGACACGTTAAAGGCGATTTAGTTAGTGTTTCCGGAACGATGCAGGTCAACCAGTGGACGGGCAAGGATGGCAGCACACAGCAGGGTTATTAGGTAGTGGCAGACATCCCTGTCTCGCCTTTACAGCTTATTTTTTACTGGCTTCAAGAATAATTTTTTTATCGCCCAAGGCGGTGACTTGCTCTTTGTTGTGATTATCTTGCACACTAATCTTCTCAACGTTGGCGAACTGCCACGCCTGAGGTGTATTCAGGAAAGTCACATTGTTAAACTCGCTATCCCGTAAAAAGCTGATATCGGTCGGCGGACTATTTCTAAATTGTACGTTGTAGAAATGCAGATTCTGATGATAAGCATCACGCGGGAAAGTAATGTGATAGTCATCTGCCATTTCGCCCATCGTCATACCATCCACCAGGATACTTGATTTTGCCTTGGTACCATCAACCGTAATATTTTCCACCAGCACATCTTTAAACTGTGCCGGTAACTGGGCTGGCAGTGTATCGTTAACGTCGGCACTGTATTTGATGGTAAAGATAAACGGTTCTTTCGCAATATCCTTCATGGCGTTGTTGCGGAACACCACTTCCCGCACCCCACCACCATAGTAAGGACGGCTCTTCATCCGTAAGCCAACGTCAGTTTGATACATCACATTATCTTCAGCGCGGATTTTTTCGATCCAGGCCCCAGTGTGACTACCGGTGACGATCGCCCCGTGCCCTTTACGGAAATAGTTATTGAAGATCCATGCACCGCTTTGCGCCTTTTGGTGGTGGATTTCAGTTTCTTTTCCAAACCCAGCGGCAAAGTTGACACTGTCATCGCCGGTATTAAAGACGTTATTAAACACAATGCTATTTTGACTATTGCCAAACTCGATACCATCGGCATTATTACCATCGAAAGTCTGGTGCGTCAGACCATTGGCGGTAATATCCTTTGATCCTAATACCATGATGCCATGGAACGCAGGATTACGAACGGTTAACCCGGCAATATAGAACCCGTCAACACCACGCATCGTCATCAGGCTGGAGCGACGATTTTTGTAAGCCCGGTTAATCTCCTCACCTTCGGCTACGGCTTGCTCTGTTTGATTCCTGGCAAGGATACCATCTTTACTGATATTGTTCGCATTGCTGGCTCGGTACTGAGGAAGCGTATCCCCCAATTCATCAGTTATCTCGCCAGCGCCGCCAGGCTTAACCCCTCGTTGCCATCCGTTACCGTCGATGATTCCGCTGCCAACGATACGGATATTTTTAAATGTCCCGGGAGGCGTTTCGCCTTTATCCGGGTAAGCATAGGCATTAATAAGTGAAGGGGGACGCAGTGGCTGAGGATGCTCTTTATAGTGATAGAGGTAATAACCTTTATCTAGTGGATAATCTTTAGAATCATCAGAGCCCAGCAAGGTGGCATTTTTATCGATCTCTAAGGTCATGTCGCTGTGCAGGAACAATGCGCCTGTTTTATACACGCCATCGGCAATCAAGACTTTACATCCCTGAGGGAAGCGCACGATAGTGCAATCGTCAATCGCATGTTGAATGATTTCAGTATTTACTGACTTTCCATCGCCTTTTGCACCAAGGTTTTTAATATCAATGATATGTGGTGATGTTGTGGTGCGTGTTTTCAATTCCGTACTTTGGGAAGACTCTGTTCCGTCGTCATAAAGCGCCCGTACAACGAAGGTGTATTCGTGATCGGGTTGTAGACCGACGGCAGTGAAGGTGCGTAAATCAATTTTCTGTGCCCAGCCATCATTTGCCAGCTTACTATAAAAATTGTCGATGTAGGCCTTTGCCGGTGAAAATGTGTCCTGATTTTTCCGCGCGGTACCTAGCCGCACACCATCGCGATATACCACATAATCAACGATAGTTTTATCGGCACTGGGTGGCTTTTCCCATATCAGGACCATACTCTTATCATCGGCGGATAAAGGTGGTGTCATCACGTGCAGCGGAGCTGTGTTTTCTGCGGGCGAGAACGTCTGCTCTGCTGCGATAACCTGAGTACTGCCGATGGACGTACCGGCCAAGATTATACTCAGTGTTAGCATAGTACGAGATGTGCGTATGCTCATTAATCGATATCCCTCAAAAGAAACGTAAATCCAATAAAAATAAAACTATATTTTACTTTTATCAATGTGCAAAATCTGAGACAAGGCTCATACTTGCAGAAACAGAGGGCAGTATTATCAGTGCCAGAACAGTACGCCCTGGCGTTAAACGTGCCGAGTCAGTCAAAGCAAATGAAGCCAGCAGAGTCTATATAGCGCAATCCGCGCCGGGATGGAGGCTATACAACACACCTGATGATTTTGAACAGCGGCCGCCGTTTGATGATGATTTTTGAACAAGGGATTAAACCAATGAGCACAAGGAACACAATAAGCATTAAGCGTAAGCCGCAGGATATTTACCAGAAGCCGCAGCGAAACTGCGCATTCAATGTGCGTACTACTTGACGAATGCTAACGGTGGTATTGCGTACAGAAATTGCGAATTCGCAGTAATTTCTAAGCGCGAATTGCGAATTCGCAAAATGGTGGAGAGGCTTGATATTTCTGGCTTGGGCGCTATCCGTTCGCAGTAGATGGCGGAAGTTAGATATACAGTTTTATTAAGGTTTGTTAAGGTTTGTTAAGGTTTTGCGCACAAAAATGCGCACAGTGAGCCGTTAAATGAAAAAAAAAGCCAACAATCAAGATCAGGATGGGGTGGCAAGCGTGCCGGCGCCGGAGCACCCTACGGCAACACGAACGCGGTTAAGCATGGTGAACGGAGTCGGAGGGCATTCTTTCCGCTGGAAGGCGTTGATGAGCTTTCTCCGTTGCTAAAAAACAGGATACGTAACCTGATGCTGGCTGAACATCTCGGCCCGCTCATACAAAGCGACCCGGAGTACGGAACAGAGGCGTGGCGAGAAATGGCACTTCTCAACGGTATGATGGGCTTGCATACTGACCGCATAATGAGGCTTGAGTTGCAGAAAGCGAAAGCCGATCACGCGCGCGCCAGACTGGAGCTGATAAGGCTTAAAAAGCGTCTGTCCTCCAAATGAGTGATTTGCTGGCTTGTGGCCGTGAGAATTCTGGACAGTTCTGGACGGATGGGGAATATGGCGACGTTAAAGGCTGAGTGTAAAATATTTATTGTCCAATCCATTGCGTGCTACGAAACACCTTCTCAGGTAGTGGAGTCCGTAAGGGAGAAATTTGGTATTAAAATCTCCCGCCAGCAGGTCGAATCACACGACCCGACGAAGGTCAGCAGCAAGGGGCTGGCTCAAAAATGGGTAGACATATTCAACGCCACCCGTGAGCGCTTCTGTAAAGAAACATCGGACATTCCGATCGCCAACAAGGCCTATCGTCTGCGCGTCCTCGACAGAATGGCTGCAGACGCCGAGAGCATGAAGAATTATGGAATGACGGCCGATATTCTGGAGCAGGCAGCGAAAGAGGTTGGCGGAGTGTACACCAGCAGGCTGAATGCAGAGCATGCGGACAAAATCAGCGGTACCGCTCAGAACCAGTCTACGGGGCTTAGCCCAGAAGAAGCCTCTGAGGCCTACAAGAAGATGATGAAATAA